TCACACCAGCACACACCACACCACACCCGACAGGGCACCACACGACAGGCAGCCACAGACCCAATCGCATGGACATAACAGCACGTCAGGGCATGTGCTTAGCCCATCTCCATACCCCTGGGGGATGCCCCCTCGGCCGGCGGCACCGGGACACCTCTTGCAAATCATCGCCTCTCTCTCCGGCAAAAAACAGTCGTAGCTATTCAAATTCAAATTGCTGATACACTGTAAATGCCCAGATAAATGCTCAGAAAGTGCAGGTCGCACCCATGCCACGCTGTCGAAGTACAGTTTGCGGAGAACCATGCCGGCGAAAGGTCTGCTCCCGCGGCTTCTGCAGCACCCACTACCGCCGATGGCGCAACGGAGACGACATGGACGCCCCGATTCGCGGGTATGTCCACTACGAGGAAGGCCCAGGCGGGTCGTGCCGGCGGCGATCTACAGCAAAGGTAAAGCCCCTCCGCGCACGTGTTCGTCCGTTTGCGCGCGAAGAGGCTCTACTTGCTTCACTGGGACTGCGATCAGGGTGACGAAGCGCGGATCGCTTTAGCTATGCGCTCCATCTCGCCGCACAGGACAATCACTGGCTCTGTGCAGTCTGTTGGCTCTCCGTGCGATGTGGGGCCCATTACGACGCACTTCCCCCCGATTACGTCGACAGCCTCCATAGCGGGGTTTAACCGCCACCACAGGTACGTTGCGAGCTCGTTGATGGGCAGCTTCAAGTCTTTCGCGTTTCGATTCATAAAGAGGCTCGCATGAGGAGTAGTGACAACGTCTACGTCCCCCCCGACGATCAGTTGGATCGCATTCAATCCATCTGATTCAACGTCTTCGATCTCACATGACTGCAGATCTGGACATATCACTATGGCCCTCACCGTTAACCGCCTATCTATTTGACGTGGGTACTTACTTCAGTGAGGCGCAATTCAGACCTCTCCCTGGGGGTCAGAGCGCCACCTTCGGATAGAAGGTACCCAGTCGGGTAAGCATATCGACTTCCGGACGCTTCACCAGTCCTCCGGTCGATTCTGATATAGCGCTCAGTCCCACATCGAATGCAGGCTAGGCCCTGGATGAAGTCGCGGCCGTCGCGCTTAACGGTTGTGTAGTTCCATGCGTGACCGAAAACGCGACACATTCTGAAATGAGGGTCTATGTCACCTGCGCGGTTATTGGGCACGCTTACGACTGCCCCTCGGCCGGCGTTTTTCGTGAGCTTCCTGATAAGCCTCTACAAGGGAAGAGGGAAGGAAGCCTCGATCGGAGACCTCGTACCCGTTGTCCCGCCCCCACTGTCGGATTGCTGCACGGGTCTCTTTGTCCCCGAACGATCGGGTAGAAGAGGAGGTCCCTCTACCTGACTGCGTTACAGGAGCTGATGTGGCGCCTCTTGCTCCACGACGGCCCTTAGTCCATCGGAGTCGTTCGTGCGCCGAATCGAGGTAAGGCTGAAGAAGGGACTGAAGCTCTTCAGCGTGCTCCTCTGTGAGGTCCAGGACGTAGATCTGACCGTCCCAGCCGAGCTCTCGTGTGGTGTCTGCTAACTGGCTCTTATCTAAGTCGTCCCACATTCGGACTAAGGTCTCGCGTGCCATAGCGAGGACTGTACCCCATCTGAAGTTGGTCAGGGCATAGCAGATTCACCGACATTTGTGTGAAAGTAATCGCTTCGTCAGTGGAAAGCGTTGGATACAGAACTACCACATTGGTGACTACTGCCTGTGGCGACACACCGCCTCGCAGTAGCTCACAGTTTTGCCTAGCTACTCCTAGCTCGAGTTCCTTGGAGCCCGGGATATCTACGCCGGCCTCCTGCATGGCGAAGTCAAAGAGATCTTCCATCTCATCTGCGCCAGCGGTTGGTGCTGTGAGAAGTGCCAGACTGGCGAGCGCGACGGGGATCCGTTTCATGGCTCGCCAGTCTAGCTGGACTACTCGACTTCTGTACACACAAGCGTTGTGGGAACGTCGTCTCCGTGGAAGTCGGGGGTGTCGACTGGCTTCTCGACAACACAGCTGACGCAGCCGGCTATGCACCCGACAGCTACAACGCCCCACATGCCGTATCGGATTGCCTTGATCACAGGTTGAGTCCGCTGATGATCGTCTTGAATCGCATGTTCATGGCGGCGGCCTCCCGCTCGTCATCGGTCGCCGTACACAGTGGTGTGTGGCTCGCTGCGTACATGGGGGCCGTCTCCTCTGTGCCGTAGCCGATTAGGGTGAGGCAGGCTGGGCAGATGACTGGCATCATGTGGGCATCGTCCTCAGGATCTCGACTCCACGCTGCATGGCATACAGGTCCAGCGCGTCGATCGCGGAGGTGAGGTGACTGATGACAGAGTCCCGGCATGTGAGACTGTGCCAGCTGCTCTCATCTCCTGCGTCTTGCGGTAGTCGCTTGACGTTCTCGATGTGGATCTGACAGTTGGTCTTGACGATTCGGAGGATCTTCTCGATCTCCTTGTCTGGAAGCTTGTAGCTCACGCGGACTCACCTTCCCTTGCTTTCTCTAGTTCGTCGGCGAATGCCTTCGCCTGCTTCAACGTCTGCGACGTGTAGATGACGCGCAGCGGTTCGCCGCCTGATCGGGTGAAGAGTCGCCAGATGACCGACTTGTAGGTTTCGGTCGGCTTCTTGCGGCGGATGACGTAGAGGCGATTGTCGTCTGGCTTCGCGTAGTAGGCGCTGAATCCGGGGTTCTCGTCAGAGACGTTGATCCATTTCACTCGGTGAACTCCTTCACCAGCTTCTGAAGTCGCCGTTTCCTGTAGTACCTGTGCACCATCCGCAGTTGTGCGGATGCGATCGCGAGTCGAACTCTGTCATCGCTGTCTGCTGCGCCGACTCCGATTGTGTCTCTGGCTATGACTCCACACAGCGGGGAATACGTTTGGTCTACCAAACAGACGGTGATCGTTGTGGCATCAGGCACTGTGATTTGCCACGTCGTCCCATTGGGTGCGTCGACTTTCGTCGTCATGCTGCCACGGTCCACTTCTTCGTCTGCGCTTTCTCCAGGTCGGACAGGTAGTTCCCGATGCGGCAGTAGCCGTGACGAAGGTCCTCGATCGTCTTGAACCGGTTCCGTGGCTTCGCCTCGTACAGGAACGCGCCGACGCACTCGGTCTTGAACTTGTTTCGCTTGGCGATTGCGCTGACCGCCTTGTGCACTTCAACGAATGTCGCTCCGCTGGAGATGAAGTCATCGAAGAAGACCCACTGCAGTCCGAGACGGCCCTCGCCGAGTCCGTTCGAGTGTGACTGTGTGCCAGTCTTGCGGATTGCCAGCATGTTCACCTTGAGCGACATTGCCGTCGCCATGAGTGGGAGCGTACCGGACATTCCTCGCCCTACTAGCGTGTCGAATGTCTTGGTGCGCAGAGCGGATCGTGCTCGCAGCCGAACGACTTGCGGCTCCAGGCAGTTCTCGACGTATGAAGCTTTGACATCGACAAAATTTGAAGCTTTGAAATCGAGAAAGTTCTCGCCTATCACTTCGCTTGAGCTCCAATCGGATTCAGGTCGAGGTCGTTCTTCATGGACTGAAGGTATGCGTGCGCTCGGCTGCCGGTCGGGAACCACTCAACGTCCGGGGAGAAACAGGTCCCGAACGGTGGTATCACGATCCAGTGCATCCCCTCTGGGACCACGAGCCGTTCATCCCAGTCGCCTAGGTTGTTCGTCACCTTCGATACCGCCCAGTGTTTGACACTGACGTGGTGTTTCTGGTCTAGGTATCCGCGCACTCATCCTCCGTGGAACAGGTATGTGGCTGTGTTCCTCATACGCTCTCGTGGAGTCACATTACGAGACGACTTGTGGTGTGAAACAGGATCTTTGAAAGCACATCTAACGTGTTTGCTGATATACTGTAGCCAGGGAGGTCTGAAGTATGCCCGCTCCATCCGTTTCGTTCGACACAGAGAAGGTCAAGCCCATCTGGAAGGGCCGCCTGTCGCTCGAGGATGTCAAGGGATGCATCGCAGCTGATGTTGCTGAGCTTCAGCGCCTCTACTCGCTACAGGCCGAGGATGAGCGTAAGTGTGCGACTGACCAGTACCGGACCCCGGACTATCAGCTGCACCGCCTCATCGCGGGCTGGGAACACGCACAGGACACTCACTGGTCCTGGTATCGGGAGATGATGAATGTCGGAGCCGCAGCCACCAAAGGGGCTTAACCCCTGGGGTAAGAAGCTGTGGGATGACGTTACTGAGTCAACCGAGTTTGATGCGGCCGGTTACTTCATCCTAGCTGAGGCATGCAGGACCGCAGACATCATCGAGCGCCTGAGCGGAATGCTGAAGGGCAAGTCCACTGAGTGGATTAAGTTGTCCGACGACATCGCTACCGCACTTCAGGTGAGCACTGGCGGCATGGAAGTCGCCGAGGTGCATCTGGTGGTTAACCCCATCATCAGCGAGATCCGCCAGCAGCGGCTCGCTCTGCGTCAGTTGTTGGCGCAGTTGAAACTCGGCAATACCGAGGCAGGTACGGAAGGCCAGTCCACGCTGGACAAGTTGATCGCTAACTTCGCGCTTCCGGAGTAATCCAAGAAACGGACGGTTCGCCCTATGGGACGAATCGGGAATCAAGTACCCCCGAATTACTGGGTGCCTGAGTATGTCCGCTCTCGCGGCGACCGCGCCATCGCGTTCCTCAACGCCATCGGCTACTACCTAGACGAGTGGCAGCAGCTTGTCCTCCGGGACTTGTTGGGAGAGACGGTAACTGGCAAGTGGGCCTCGATGGAGGCCGTACTCCTGGTCCCACGTCAGAATGGAAAGACGGCGATTACCGAGGCTTTGGCCTTGGTGCATCTGTTCCTGTTCGGATCCAAACTGATCATCCACACGGCTCAGCTGTTCGATACAGCGTTCGAGTCGTACTTGCGCATGTGCGCGATCATTGAGGAATGCCCTGGCCTTGACAAGTATGTCAAGCAGAAGCGTTCCGGCAATGGAAACGTGGGCATTGAGCTTCACAACGGCGCGCGGCTGCTCTACAAGGCCCGAGGAAAGGGCCAGGGCCGCGGATTCTCCGGTGATCTCGTAATCCTCGATGAGGCATACGATTTGGATCCCGAGATGATGGCCGCACTCATCCCTGCGCTGTCTGCGCGGAAGAACCCACAGGTCATTTACACATCCTCAACCGGCGATGAGGACTCCGAGGTGCTGCTGCGCGCCCGGGATCGCGGAATGAATCACGAGGAGCGCATCGCGCTATTCGAGTGGTGCGCCGATCCGAAGTGCAAGCTCGATGACCGCGAGCAGTGGTACAAGGCAAACCCAGCGCTTGGCATTCGCCTCGATGAGGACTACATCGCATCAGTTGAGCGCGGGTCGCTCGATGACAAGAAGTTCGCTCGGGAACGCCTCGGATTGTGGGCTGACGCCTCGATCAAGGCCCCGATTGACGCTGATCTGTGGGAGTCACTGAAGGACCCAGACTCCAAGATCACCTCTCGCATTGTTCTCGCTGTCGATGCTGCCCCAGATCGATCGAAGGCATCTATCGCTCTCGCCGGCTACACAGCTGACGGCCGCAAGCAGGTCGAGGTTGAGTCGTCCGGGCGTGGCATCTCGTGGTGTGTCGAGGCTGTCGATTCGATCTACAAGGCCATCAACAGTGAACAGCCGCTAGCGGTGGTTGTACAGGCTGGCGGACGGGCCGGCGCGTTGATCCCCGAGCTGGAAGCGCTTGGCATTGAGGTGATCCCGTTCGGCACCCGAGAGATCATGGGGGCCACTGGATTCTTCTACGACTCCTGCACAGACGAGACGCTCGTCCATCTAGGGGATGACTCCCTGAAGGTGGGTCTTGCTGGTGCTCGCCAGTACATGATCGGCGGCAAGGTCGGCGAGGATGAGTACAACGGCTGGGGTTGGGCCCGCGCCGACACAACTATCGACATCACTGGCGTCTGTGCCGTGAGTTACGCCCTGTGGGGCTTGAACATGAAGCGGGCTGAGGCTCTCACCGAGAAGAAGCCATATGAGGGTAAGCCTCGAGGAGGACGTGTCTGGTGATCTACAACAATCTTGACCCATTCATCCCTGAGTACTCCCCTGCCCCGATCACTTTCCCGGATGGCGATCTGCGTGGCAAGGAGCTGGAGAAGTTCCTCAATAAGACCGTCTACCCGGAGTTTGAGAACGAGAAGAACCGGCTCCGATTCCTGGAGTTGTGGGCCTCCGGTAAGCAGCCTGAGGTGAAGCCGCTGAAGCGGAACACTGAGCGTGCTGTGTTGCAGAAGATGGCTCGCACGCCGTGGATTCCGTTGATGATCTCCACGTTTGCGCAGCAGATGATCGTGGATGGATATCGCAAGGCCGGCGAGACTGAGAACGCCGAGAAGTCCTGGGAGACCTGGAATCGCAACAAGATGGGGTCTCAGCAGATCGCCATCAACCGTGCTGTGATGACGTTCGGCTACGCCTATGTGCGCGTCACGTCCGGAACTGTCGATTCCGACGAGGGCACGACCAGTGACATGGCGGTGTTGCGCGCCGTCTCCCCCATGGGCGTGTTCGCACTGTACGAGGATCCGTACGGGGACGAGTACCCGGAGTATGCGCTGGAGAAGCTGCCGAATGGGCAGTGGCGCTGGTGGCTACCTGACGGTAACTACATCAAGCTGACCCGCGTTCGCAACAAGTTCTCGGTCGGTGAAGAGGTCGAGACCAAGTACGGTAAGCCACCGTTCGTACGGTATATCAACCAGATCGACCTTGAGGGCCGCTGCTGGTCAGATGTTGAGCCGGTCATTGACTTGGCTGCGCGTATCGACAAGACGGCATTCGATCGTCTGCTGGTGCAGCACTTCAACAGCTTCAAGGTGCGGTGGGCCACTGGCCTCGAGCAGGCTGACACACCCGAGGGTGTTGAGCAGGACAAGATCCGTATCTCCAATGAGGACATCCTCATTGCGTCGGACGTGCAGGCCAGGTTTGGCACGCTCGATGAGACCACCATGGATGGCTTCATTGCGGCCTACAAGGCCGATCTGGAGACGTTCGCTGCCGTGATGCAGCTTCCGCCGAACCTTCTGGGCCAGGTGGTCAACGTTGCCGCTGACGCGTTGGATGGCGCGCGCCGGCAGACCTACCAGCGCCTGTTCGAGAAGCAGACCGTGATGGGTGAGTCGCATGCACAGGTCATGCGCTTGGCGGCATACGTTGAGGGTCGTGGCGAGGATGCCGACGACTTCCATGCACGCGTGCACTGGCAGGACGTTGAGGTGCGATCGCTGGCGCAGTTCGCCGATGCGTGGGGCAAGATCGTGGATCAGCTTGGGGTTCCGAAGTGGGCTGCCTGGGAGAAGATCCCTGGTGTCGAGCAGTCCGAGGTCAAGGGCTGGAAGGACAACTACCTATCTGACGAGCCGGTCTACAAGTACTTGCGCGAAGTGGCGGGTGTCAAGCCAGTTGCTGGTGATTCACTCGGGCGCGGCTCTGATGCCGGCCGACCTGGCTCCAGCCGCAACACTCCTTCGACCAGGAACGACACCGGCCAGCCGAAGACCGCGGCATGACGGCCCCTGTAGAGGAAGACCAGGGACTCTCCGCGCTTGAGGCGTACGTCGCATATCGAACTCTGCTACACCGCGAGGATCAGGATTCGATCGCTGCGGCACTAGCTGTTGCGCTATACCCGGTGTGGGCGATTCAGCGGTTCGAGGAACTCGACCTGAGCACGCCACTGTGGTTGAGCGCGGCAGTCCCATTGGTCAGGACCGCATATCTGCAGAGTCAGCGTGTGGCGTCCGTGTTCATCGAGGACGTGCGATTCGCGAGCGTCGGATCCGCTGACCCGTTGCCCATCATTGTTCCCGACGTGGAGTCACCTGGCCGTGTACCCGCGGTGAGGTTCGCGACTACCCACATCCCCAGCGCGCCATCCGATGGTATGCAGCCGGTGGAGTTGGATCCATTCCCCGAGGCTGACGCCTCTACGTCGCTGGCGATCCAGGGCAATTCGAATATCAAGGCGCAGATGCCGGGCAAGGAATCTGACTTGATGTACTCGGGGTTGGCGAATAGCGCTGGTGCTGGAATCCGTCACGCAATGAACGGCGGGCGCAATGCTATGGGGCGCACCGCTGAACGAGATGAGCGGCTCATTGGTTGGGCCCGGGTGACTGACGGAAACCCATGCTACTTCTGCGCGCTCCTCGCCTCGCGCGGGGCTGTCTATCGGAAGTACTCGTTCAACCAGGGTGGCCGCCGTAAGTGGAATGGGACTCTTACCAAGGCTGACAGGGATTTCAAGGCCAACCCTGAAGCGCGCGAGCTCCCCAAGGGATACACGAATGTCGCGAAGGTTCATGACAACTGTCGTTGCCAACTGCGGCCGGTGTATTCGAATGCACAAACTTGGGACGCTGAGGCTTTGTACTACCGAGATATGTGGGACGACATCAGTCGGAAGCACTACTGGAAGTCGAACGACAAGATCATTCAGGAGTTCCGCAAGGCGTACGAGCCTTACACCGCTGAGCGCGCCAGCGTACAGAGTGCGCGCATTGACCTAGAGCAGCGATTGAATGCGCTTGAGGAGCAGGGGTTTACCCCTTTCAGCCCGCAGGTCGAATGGACTCGCGGGCAGCTAGATGCACTGGCTACCTAGCCAGGGCGGTTGACGAACAGCCGAAATTCGTTCGGAGAAATGAGATTACGTGATGTATGACGATGCCGTTTTGCCGATTCACCCAACTACCGGTATGCGCGCCCTTGGGATGACTTCCCGCGGTCCTGTGTGGCCTGTGATCGGTGGTGCTCCAGATGGTGCAGCCGATGGATCGCCAGATGGCGGGGACGCAGCCAGCACATCGACTTCCTCTGTCGCTGAGCCTGATTCGGCTTCAGAGATCACCCCTCCAGAGGCGGCTGAATGGTGGAAGTTCGCCGATAAGGACGCCGCTGTTGCATGGGGAAACAAGATGGTGACCGAGCGTTTGACGCGTGATCGTAGGACGAAGCTGGATCCGGTTACGCAGGAACGTGATACACTTAAGGCAGAGGTCGAGCGCTTGAAGCCTTTTGAAGAGGCTGCGATGACCGACGCTGAGAAGCGCGATGCTCGTGAGACTGCCAAGGATCAGCAGATCGCTGAACTCCTTGCATTCAAGCAGAATACCGAGCGCGAGACCATGATTCGCAATCTAGCCGACGAGGTTGGCTTGGATGCGAAGTTCCTCAAGTTCGTTGTCACCGATGGTGACGAGGACACTGTCCGCACGAACATGTCTGATCTACTCGACGCTCTGAGTGAGAGCGGTACTCACACCAAGCAGGCACCGAAGCCGAAGGCTCCCAGGGAGTCCGACAAGGACGAGGCCAATTTCCTGCGACCTGGTGGTGGCGGTCCCGATGACGACGACAGTGACGACGCGATTGCAGCGTCGATTCTGGAAGAGATTCGCAAGGACCGCAAGAACGGCGGCTTGACTACGCGCCGTTGATAATCCATCAATTCGATCCTAGAGGATAGCAACAAATGGCAAACGCCTTTGTGAAGCCGAATGCGATCATCAATACGATCCTCGGCATGCTGCAGGAAGACCTTGTGCTCCCATACTACGTATGGAAGGACGGCCTAGGGGACTTCGCCGGCAAGCACAACGATACCATCACCATCCGTATCCCGCAGCCGACCATCGCCCACACGCGTCAGCTTCGTGCCACTGGCGCTGACCGTCTGATGCAGGTCAGCGATCTGACTGAGACCACCATCGATGTCAAGCTGACCGATGTTGTCTACAACCTGATCGCCCTGACCGACGAAGAGCGCGAGCTCGACGTGCGCAGCTTCGGAGTGGATGTTCTTCCACGCCAGGTGCGCTCGGTTTCTGAGCAGCTGGAGTTCGGCGTCGCCGACACCATCAAGAATGCGCCTTATCAGCAGATCCTTTCGGTTGCTGATGACGCGATCTACAACGGCGTGATCCGTGCCCGCCGTCAGCTGAACGATGCCAAGGTTCCCCGCGAGGGTCGCTTCCTGCTGGTTGGTTCGGCTGTGGAAGAGGCTTTGCTTCTCGATGACCGTTTCGTGCGTTACGACTCGGCCGGCGAGCCTGGCGCGTCGCGTCTGCAGACTGCTCGCATCGGTCGCATCGCGAACTACGAGGTTGTTGTGGTCGACACGATTCCTCACGGCGCTGCGTTCCTGTTCCATCCGACTGCCTTCGTGATGGTTACCCGCGCTCCCGGCAAGCCTTTCTCAAATGTGGTGGCCACTTCGGCTGTCGCTTCGGAGAACGGCGTCGCCCTGCGCTGGCTGGGTGACTACGACTCGAGCCTGACCACTGACCGCTCGTTGGTGGATACCTGGTGCGGCTACAAGGCTGTTGTGGATCCCGATCCTGGCTTCGTCCGCGCGACGCGTCTGCAGCTGGCAATCACTTCGGCCGGCACCGACCTGGGTAACACCGGGGCTGTGACCGCGGCTGCTGGCGCCAACAACACGCGCCAGCTGACGCTGATTGATGACCATGACGACGATCGCGCGTGGGAGGCCACTTGGGACTCCTCGGATCCGACCAAGGCGACTGTCGATGCGGGTCTTGTCACTGGTGTTGCCGCTGGCACCACCACCATCACCGCAGTGGTTGGTGGAGTGACCAAGACTTGGGAACTGACCGTAGCGTAACCGGGGGTAGCAGTGGCTGATTCGGCTGATCAGCTTGCCACTGTCGCAGAGCTTGCCACCTGGATGAACGAAGAGTTCGACACTGATGAGGTGTCGCGTGCGGAGATGATTCTCCGTTACGCATCCTGGTGGGCTCGCGACATCGCCGGCAAGATGTGGCCCGATCGGGATGCTGCTGATCTCCCACCGACTGTCAAGGGGATCGTGCTCGCCGCCTCGCGGCGCGAGTTCGAGAATCCTCGGAAGGTGATCTACGACGTAAAGGGCCCCGAGTCCGCGTCGTTGAATCAGCGAGCATATCCCCCGGGCTTCTTTACGGACGTTGAGTACGCCTACTTCCGGCGTTTCCGTCCTGGCGGTGGTCTCTGGACTCAGGGCACCTACCGCGACGATTTTGACATGACACTCGGCTATGTCCGGGCCATGGGCTTGGGCAAGGCGATCCCGTACTTCAATCCTGGCGATCCCGGCTGGGAGGAATCGGAGCACTCGTGAGTCGCCCCGAGGCCGAGGTGTATCGCGCGGTGAAGCGCGACAAGTATGGAGATCCCGTCAACGAGTCTGGTGAAGTCACCAGGGTTGGTCCGAACGGTTTCGGCCACGTGGGAACCGTCAAGGGCGTCATGCTCGGTGGCCTATCTGCGTCTCCTTCGATGCGCAGGGGCGAGTCATCGAACACTGAGGGAATGATCGGGATCCCCAACAAGCGCAATGGGATCAAGGTCAAGTTCGGAGACCAGCTCCTGATCGATGGTTTCTCCTACAAGGTGATCTCACCGCCGAGGTGGGATTACGAGCACTCGATGTCGGGGTCGCGCCCGCAGTATCACTGGGTTCAGGTGGTGGGTGGCGTTGACTAGGGACAACGGCCTGATCCGCAACGCGGAGGGTGGCAGCGCTTACTTCTACGCTGATCCAAACCCTGGCCTGGCGAAGATCCTCACTGGCGATCACGTTTTCACGTTGGTCTCGGATTACGTGACTCGCGTGATGGAGACCTACATCGCGAAGCTCTACGCGCGAAGTCCCGACTCGGACCACGACGCGACAAGCATGGCGAACTCGGTCTACGGCGAAGTGTTCATCGGCGGCTACAGGGATGACCGCTGGGTAGGCCAGATCACCGTCGCCGTTGAGTACGCCGCGGCTGATGAGTTCGGCCGCCACAGCTACAACCCGTACGAGGGAAGTCACGATCTTCGAGACTCCCTGTACGAGCACCTACCAGCAATCTAGGAGATGTCGTGCTCGAACTGCCTGACTGGTTCGAGGGCGGTTACATCGACGTAGAACAGTTGGTGGTCAGCTACTTTGAGTGGCTACTCGGAGACAGGGTCTTTTTGTGCACCTGGATGAAGCCAGGTCACTACGAGCTCAGCCCTGGAGAAGAGTTCGGAGGTACGCAGCCTACTCTGCGGGTTTGGCGACAGCCAGGCAAGGTCGATGATCAGACTCGTATTGATCAGTGCCTTGTTCAGATCGCGGCTATCACTCCGACGAGGCATGAGTCCTGGAAGCTAACGAATTTCGTTCGCAGGATGATGGACGAGAAGGTTCTACTTTCGACTCCGATCCATCTTCCGGATGGTTCGAAGCACAGGTTTGTGTCGTCAGATGAGTGGACCGGACCTCAGGTCGTCCCTGAGCGCTATGTGGACGAGAAGTTCATTCCGGTCACGTTCAAGTTGGGCATCCGTGAGCCCGCTGATCTCCCCAACTATGCGGGGATTCTGAAAACCCTTTCCCACTAAGAGGATTCACCTAAATGGCTGACTTTGAGACCATTCGGGACGCAAAGAACGACCTTGTGCGCGTGCACATGGAGTTCGCGATCCTGTTCGACAACATGGACAACGCGTCCGTGAGCACTCTCGAGGACACTGTCACCGGCGATCTTGACATCCCCGCGACCGCAGAGTCGGCCGGAATCATCGAGAAGCAGGCCGGCGTGTCCCTCACTCACAACATCGAGTCGAGCGACATCGAGGGCTACGGAGATTCCGAGCCTGTGCGTACGGTCATCTCCAAGCGTGTGATCGAGTTCCAGGCGAACTTCCTGGAGACCAACAAGGTTGTGCTGGAGAAGTTCTGGGGCATCGAGTTCGATGACGACAACCTTGATGTGAGCACCGGAGGTGGTGTGACTATCAAGGCTCCTGATCGCCCTGGAAACATCCACTACCGCGCCTACCTGGTTGCGACCGACGATGTGAACGGCGACGAGCTGTACGCCTACTACATCATGCCGCGCGTGAAGCTTGTGAACGTCGACACTCAGCAGTCGCAGGATGACGGTGCCGTGTCGTACAGCATCACCTTCCGTGCGACGAAGGACAAGACCATGGGGTTCTCGGTCCTTCAGGGCTGGTGCGGACCTGGCTGGCTGCGTCTCGTGGCGAAGGCCGGATTCGTGGCTCCGGTGACCTCGATTACCGCTGCAGCTTCGTCTGCGTCGATTGTCGTTGGCGACACCGAGCAGATCACTGTGACTGGCTCGAACACCTTGAACTACACGCCTATCACCAAGTACACCGTCTCCGCTGGCGCTGCTGTGAAGGTTGACCAGTCCGGTCTTGTGACGGCACTCGCGGCTGGTTCTGCGACCGTCACCGCCGCGTTCGACGGCCAGACCGATGACGTGGATTTCACCGTCACTACTTCGTAAGTAGTTGTGGCCCCGGCCCTGTGACGTCTGTTGCGGGGCTGGGGTTTCCACCTGTCCACTTTAGATAGGAGCAGATGAAGTGGCAACCGTTAAGAAGGATTCCGTCTGGGAGAAGCTGCAGACCGAGAACGAGGTTCCGGCTCTGGAGTTCAATGGCATCACCCTGACTGAGCCAACCAAGAGGCAGATCGACGCCTGGCGCAATGCGAAGTCGGTCGAAGAGGGCGAGAAGGCCCTGTTCGGTGATCAGTTCGACGCCATTCATGCGCTGTTCGATGATCTGCCGAACCACATCTGGGAGAACTTCAACGTCCTGTACCTGAAGCACTTCTTCGGTACCTCTGAGGACGATGACCTAAAAGGCTGATGCAGGTCGTTGACCGATACTGGTCAGCGATCTGCTGGGACTTCCAGCATCTTCTGAGTTTCTCTGCTTACGAGTACTTCCAGTGGGTTCCTGCTGGCCCCACGTCCTGGAGGCGCAAGCGCCCCGTCGAGGAGCTACTCGGATTCTTCGGTGTCCTGATGAATATGCCGGGCACCATGACCAACGAAGCCGTCCTCTGCGACCCAGAAACTATTGAATGGATGGGGTCTCGCACGCGGGATGACGATGGTCCGTCAAGGCCGCGAATCTTCGGTCACACCGAGGAGATTTCGCTTCTGAAGACCCTCATCGAGGTGAAGGTCGGTAAGTCCTTGCCGCGTCCTGTCATTCCTGGGCTGGAGTTGCGGAAGCAGCGCTCACGTAAGCGCACGCTCAGCGCGGTCGAACGCGCGCAGGCACGCAATGTCGCAAAGGCAGAGCGTGAGATGCGCCGTCAGAACCGCCGTTTGCAATCTGCTAAGGGGACGTAATGGCTGTGTTGGCTGGTGAAGCCGCCATTCGAATCATCCCTACCCTGAAGCGATTCAAGGTAGAGGCTGATACGAAGCTCGCTGCCATGCGCTTCGATCCTGTCGAGATCGACTTTGAAGCCAACATGGCGGGGGCTTCCGCTGAGGTAGCCGCGTGGCGCCGCCGGCAGGAGCTCGATCCTGTCACCGTTCCCGTTCGTGCTGACTTTCAGCAGTTTCGCCGTGATCTGTCCACGGTTGAGCACATTTTCAAGCGTAATTCGCTTTCTCGGGCTCTTCGCCTCAATGTCAAGGTAATCGGACTTGATGCGCTTCCAGCGCTCGCGTATGCGGCTGGTTCCGCAACGTCTGCGTTGGATGCGTTGGGGAAGAGCGCTTTTGCGCTGCCCGGATTGTTGGGTGGTGCTGCCGCATCGGTGGGTGCCCTTGCGGTTGGTATGCGCGGTCTCGGGGCCGCATTCCAGGCGTACGCGACTGATTCGAAGAATGCAGAGCAGAACGCTCGTGACCAGCAGCGGGCGAATCGCGACCTTGAGCGCTCGTACCGTGATTACCGTTCGGCCGTCCGCGACACGATCCGCGAGATCCAGGATCTTAACCGCGAGAACCGTCGCTCGTCGCTGAATGTCGCTGACGCGGTTCTGGGCGTGCAGGAGGCTGCTCAGCGCCTGCGCGAGGGCGGACAGCGTTCGCTGCTGGAACTTCGCCGTGATCAGTTGAGCTACCTGCAGGCTGTTGACCATCTGCAGGATGTGCAGGTCCGCGCGAAGCGCGTTGCCGAGGATACTTTCGACGCAAACCAGAAGGGCGTGCAGAACGCCGACTCTGTAGTTGATGCGCTCGATCGCATCTCTGACGCCCTCGACACTGTCGAGAAGGGCAACATCTCCGAGCTCGACAAGGCCATGGAGAAGCTTGCTCCGAATGCACAGTCTGCTGTGCGCGCGCTTCTGGACTTCAAGGGCGCATGGAATCGCCTGTCTGGCAACTCTCAGAACAACCTGTTCCAGGATTTGGATCGTACGATCACGAATCTTGGTAACAAGGCGCTGCCCACGCTTGATCGTGGGTTGAGTCGTACTGCTTCCGGCCTGAATGCCAATCTGAAGGCTCTGGCCGCGTCTTTGGGGACTGATCAGAATCAGTCGTTCCTGGACCGCATTTTTGGTGCCAATGGCACTGCTTTGCAGCGTTTCTCCGCTGCCTTCCAGCCGTTGATCGACGGCGTTCTGCGCCTGACTTCCGATTCAGCGCAGTTCCTTCCGCGCATCGCCGACGCATTCACGCGCGTGCTCGACAGGTTCGATGCATTCACTCAGCGAGTTTCCGATGACGGGACGCTGAATGAGTGGATCGACTCTGGTCTTGATTCGCTTACTGCGCTTGGCAACACGCTGTTGAACATCGCTTCGATCATCTCCTCGGTGTCGCGTGCATTCGCGCAGACCACCGGGTTCGAGGGCGGTTTCATCACCACCATCGAGCGCGCTACGTCGAGGCTGGCTGACTTCCTGAAGGAGCCTTCGACCCAGCAGGGGTTGACTAACTACTTCTCACGTGCACGCGATCTTGTCGGTCAGATTCTGTCCGCCGTCAAGGATATGCGTCCGTTCATCGGGGACATGGTTGAGACCGCACGCGAATGGTCCACTGTCCTCTTCTCGGTGCTGGGAACGTTCTCGAAGATCGCCGGATGGGTCGAGAAGAACACTGGCCTGGCGAAGAACCTGCTGATCGCTTATCTGTCGTGGCGTACTGCTCGCCCGATCGTTGAGGGTTTGACCACTGCGTGGCAGAACTACGGCAAGGTGATGGGCGGTCTGGCCCAGTATCACCGCACCTCGAACTTCTTCGGTCCGATGAACCGTGGGCTGAACGAGTTCAAGGCGAATTTGCAGTCGCTGGGCGGGGTTGCAGCTGGTGCCGCTAAGCCGATCAAGTTGTCGGCCGAGGCTGTGAAGAATGTCGACAAGGCTGCCTTCCCAGCGTTGTCGTCAACGAAGGATCTGACGAAGCAGTTCGAGAATGCCGGCGGGGCAGCCGTCGTCGCTGCCGGGAAGATCGGTAGCGCTGGGCGTGGATCGCTTCTCGGCGCCCTGAAGGGGCTCGGGTTGTTCATCGGCCCAGGTCTTGCTTTCTCGGCTGCAATCTCCGCACTGACCTTGGGTATCAGCGCTCTCGGTGATGCTCACCGTAAGGCTGCGCAGGATGCCGATGCCCATAACGAGGCTCTGAAGCAGCTGCAGACGACCGTAGATCAGACTACGGGTTCGGCTGACAAGGCTGCCGCGTTGCAGGCTGCCCAGACGTTCACGTTCCAGGGCCAGGGCCAGGTCAACACGATTGATGCGGCTGCCCGTTCTGGGCTCGCTGGCCCTAACCAGTTCGGTCGGGCCCTCCTGCCGATCAACGACGCCGAGCGTCAGAGCGTTCTTCAGCGCGGCAACGACATGGCAACGAAGGCCGTCCAGAACTCGGATTCTTGGAAGAAGTCGGGTGATATCTGGGAGAAGTACGGCGTCAGTGCTCGTGATCTAGCACTTGCAGCCAGTACGGACCAGAAGGCACTCGACAAGGTTCGCGCTGCGTACTCAGCGATGCTCGTTGACCAAAACATTCCGTCCTGGCTACCTGAAGTAGCTAAGCAGGGGGTTATCGCTGGAAAGCGTGCGACTGGAAACCTCCCGGATGACCTTCAGGGCGTGGTGAAGTCGACCGGCCAGGGCGATCTCTTTGCGTCGCTATCTGCGTTGCGCGACATCCCGAACAGCTTGAGCGCTGGTGCCGCGCAGGCCCAGCAGGTGAACACACTTGCCAACGGCCTCGGGTCGGTGAAGCCAGGTGTTGGCGTGTTCGCCGGCTCTGGTGTTTCTGAGGTTCATATCGATGATGCCGGCAATGCGGTCGTCATCACTGACCGCAAGCCTGCTGTGCCGGCCGAGGATGGGACTGTCGCACCGAACGGTGATGGACGTTTCCGCACGAACCTCACTGTTGACGGTACCGAGAAGTACATTGACAAGTTCGCCGATGGTGGCCTTGTTGGTGGCGTCGGCGGCCCTCGCGATGATGCGAACCTGGCGATGCTGTCGCGCGGTGAGCATGTGACCAATGCAGCCGCGGTGAAGTACTACGGCGTCGACTTCTTTAACCGCCTGAATGGTATGGAGCTTCCGCGCTTCGACTCGGGTGGATGGTTCGGTCCTGTCACTCCGTCGATTTTGGATCGCCCTCAGCCTAAGAACAAGGCGGGTGTTGCCAACAGCTCTACGCGCATGGATGAGCGCGTGACTTTCGGCCGTGCTGCCATTGACTCAATCAAGCAGGGCTGGCACTGGTATGAGGACAACCTTGCCACTAAGGCTGGGCCGGTTGATATCACTCCTAACTGGGAGAAGCCACCGTACGCGAACACGAAGTTGTCGCGTAGCGCTTTGGATGCCCAGCATGGGTATGACCTCGGCCAGAGTGGTGCTCCAGGTTCACGTCCTCGTGGGTTCTTCGACGCATATGCGAAGGACTTCCTTGGGTTGACTCCGGGAGTTTCACCGAAGGCCCCTGAGGCCACTCCTGCGCCTCCAGTTCAGTCCCCTAAGCCAACCACCCCAGCAAACAGTTCTGGAGCTCCTCAGGGGCAGCCAGGGCCTGTTTCGGCACCCCCTGCGTCGACCGTGTCGAGCACGCACCTAACTGGCGGATACCCGGGCGTCAATAACGCCGGCATCACCCCGGTAATCCCCGGCGTGGTCGCAGCTGCCGGCATGCCGCAGATCAACGGGATCCCCGTGGCCGGGTTGATGAACCCACTGGCCAGCGTCGGCGGTCAGATGGCAGGCGTGCCGCTGCAGTCACGCCTGGGCGGTGAGGGCAACCTGCAGGTCAACACGATCGGCGTGAAGCGCGCGGTCGAAGCGATGTTCCCACAGATCGCGAACATCGGCGGCTACCGCGAGGACGCCATCGAGGATCACCCGTCTGGCAAGGCCATCGACATCATGATCCCGAACTACAACACCCCAGAGGGTAAGGCGCTCGGAGATCAGATCAACCAGTGGCTTCAGGCCAACGGTGCTGCCATGGGCGTGGATTCCACCATCTGGCAGGACTTCTGGCAGCCAGTGGGTGGGGACGGCCATGCGTTGGGCCGTTCTGGCGATACGCAGGGTCATCGCGATCACATTCACGTGAAGACCACTGGAGGTGGTTACCCAACCGGGGCCGAGCAGTACATGCTGCCAGGTTTGATGCAGCAGTACCCGGGTGGACTACCTGGCGGCGTCACTGCTGACATGCTGACTGGAGATTCCAGCGGCGGCCTCTTCGGGAATATCGCTGGGCTGCCCGACTTTATGCAGCCTTCGAACATCGCCCAGTTCCTGGTTGGCCAGGCTGGGAATATCGGTTCCAGCCTGCTCGGGATCGGCACGCAGCTGCTCACCGACCTCACTGGGATCAACTTCAATTGGCTTGCTGATCTCACCCGACAGGTGGGCAATGGCGCCGGCCAGGCAGCGTCAGGGTGGCTGAACCTTGGCGGTTCCTCAGGTGGCGGCGGTGGGGATGTCTTCTCGCAGCTGCTCCAGCAGGGCATCGGCGGACTCGGCAATGTCGTTGGTGACGGTGGATCAGGGCAGTACCTGAACCAGTTCCTGTACGGCAACGGGCAGCTGCCTATCGAGGTTGACCCTTCGACTGGTCTTCCTATCCAGCCGATCGCATTCAACGACAACCTTCTTCAGCAGGGCGGTGGTCTCGCTTCACCTGGCAAGAAGGGCGGAAACGCTTATCGCGCCATGATCCGTCAGGCGCTGCAGATGTACGGGCCTCAGCTTGGAATCACCAACGCTGCCGCGTGGGAGAACGCTCTCGTCAAGCAGATCGATACTGAGTCTGGCGGTGATCCGTTCTCGTTCAACGGGAATGACTCCGACGGACAGGGCGGAACCCAGCAGGTCATGGGTCTGTTCAACTTCCTGCCATCGACGTTTGACTCCTACAACGCTGTCGGCGGATCGATCAATGACCCGTGGTCTCAGATCGTCGCGGCGATTGCCTACACGAAGTCGCAGTACGGGCAGGACCCGAACACTGGCGTTCCAAACCAGATCGGCCAGGGGCACGGGTTCAAGAGCGGTGGTCATCCGAATAGTGGTTTGGCGTGGCTGTCGCGTGGTGAGTTCGTCACCAATAGGGATGCCACCCGCTACTACGGCAAGCAGCTGTTCGATGATCTGAACGCTCGCCGGCTACCACGCTTCTCGGGTGGAGGGTTCTTCGGAAAGGTCGGAGACTTCCTCGGCGGCGTCGGGTCCTCGGCTTGGGATGCAGGTAAGGGGATCTACCAGGCTGTCGGCAACCCAGCCATGGCGGTCGGTGGCGCTGCACGCGGTCTAGCACCACTTGTTGGGCTCGGTGGAGGCGGTTCCCCATCTGTTGGGGATGCGTGGAGGCAGTTCGGTAAGAACACCGTCCACTGGGATGAGTGGGGTCGTAACCCTGCTCGCGCGGCCGGTATGTCCGCGTTTGACATCGCGTCGGCGTTCGTTCCTGGTGGCGCGGCACTGAAGGGAACACGTGCAGGCTCGGTGGCGAGCAGTGCTGCACGTCGCGGATTCCTGAAGGGTGCCACCCCTGCGCACGCGCACACCGCCCCGGATGCGATGGATCTCGGCAGGGCGCGGGCGTACGCGAACGATATCTGGCCGTACAGCAAGTCGGACAACCCGTTCACTCCGGCCGAGCTCGACGCCATCTACGGGTACACAAAGGGGTCTGGTGTCAACGGCACGCTCCGAGCGCTTGCCAGCGGCAAGGGTCACCTGGTCGGCAGTGACGCGCTATCAGAGCATCTGCGGCAGGTAGCCGGGATTGACAGCGCGTTCGGGAAGGCAAACCGCGTACCGGACGACTTCGTTGTCAACCGCGAGCTCGACGCAGCCGGCTTCGGGAACATCCACCCCAATGACGACCTGACCAGGTTGCTCGGCCGCACATTCTCCGATCCCGGATACACATCAACCAGTGTCGGCGCTGGTGGGCGTCCTTCGCCGTATGTAATGCAGCTGCTTGTACCGCGCGGCTCCCACGGGTTGTGGCTGTCTGGACGTGCTGGACGCGAGTCTCTCTCGCACTTCGGGCGAGCAGAGAATGAGCTCCTACTTCCACGCGGTGGCAGCTACACGCCTTTCGATGTGCGACCAGAGGGTAGGGGTGCCCGGGTCTTCGCGCAGTGGAATCCGCCACAGCTTGGGCTACCTATTCCAGGTAAGGCCGGCGGTGGACTGATCACCGGGCCTGGCACTGGGCGCTCGGACTCTGTCCCACTGATGGGGTCCAAGGGCGAGTTCATGATGCGCGACTACGCCGTGAAGAAGTACGGCCTGGACTTCATGCATCTGGTGAACGCCGGCCAGTTCGAGGGTGGCGGCTGGTGGATGCCGCAGCCTTACCCGGGGCAGACTCCAGGTCCGCTCCCGCAGACGCCGCAGCCTCCCGCTCCACCTGAGCCAGGCCAGCAGCCAGGCGTTCCGCAGCCCGCTACTCCCGGGCCTCTCACACTTGGGGCTGGTGCTGGCACCACCCCTTCGACCGGAGGTGCACCGGGGCCTGGGGCGACTGCTCCCGCTCCAGACCCTGGTGCTCTCCCTGGCGTGCAGGACGCACTGACGAACGTCGGTGGCCTGGCTGGGCTGCTCTCGGGAACCGGCGGCGTTGGTTCGGCACAGCCTGGCGCTGATGCGTCGCAGTCGGCTGACCCTCGGGCAAGCCTTGGTGCTGCACCTTCATCGCAGGAGCACAACCTCCCTGCGTTGAGTTCAGGCATTCAGGGTGCGTGGAACCATGTCGGGTCTCTCGTGGCTACCGCTGCATCGATGGCCGCGTCTGGAGCCTCGATGGGCGCGACTGCCGGCGCAGGCGGACTCGCTGGTGGCGCTGGTGGGCAGCTCGCCGGGGCTGGCATTCAGGCCGGATTCCAGATCGGCGGCCAGATCGCAACTGGCTTGACGAACGTCTTGTCGTCGCTGCTCGTGGGAACTGCGACGAACGGATCAACTGCAAGTGCATCTGGCACTCCCCTACTGCCGGCCCAGCCAGATACCTCGGGCGTTCCTTCGATGGTTCAGGGCCGTGTTCACAACGGCGACAACGTCTATCAGCTGACGAACCTTGACGAGTTCAAGCGTCAGCAGCGCACAACCGCTGCGCAGGAAGCGATGCCTTACATCGGCAAGTACGGCGTTTAAGGACAAAGAATGACTCTCAAGATCGACTGGATTGATGGCGAGTACCTCCCAGCTGACGCTGTGAACGATATCGCCAAGCAGGTCAACAAGCATGAGGCCAGGTTTGGATATCTCGAATCCGGGTCTGCTGGCGTCACTCCACCGGGGTTCGCCGTTGCGCATGGACGAACTGTCCTGACGGCGCAGGAGCTTGGTGTTGCGCGTGCTGACGCTACCGCCCCAGCTGGTGAGAAGCCTCTGATCCTCGGTGAGGCACACGGTTCTGGCGTACTTGAGCAGGTGTGGTTCGCCGCGAACGGCGGTGACATGACGCGCGATTCGTTCGTTGAGGACGGCGGACGAATCCGCGTCTACCTGGATAACAACACTGTGCCGGCCATCGACTTGTCCATCAACGACTTCTTCATGTACGGGCCGCGCGGTGGTGAGTTCTCCACCCCGAGCGTTGGACGCACGAAGCGTGGATTCGACTCTGGCCAGGCTTCGGCGTACCGAAACTTGTTCGCTCCGTTCAGCCGCTACATGCGCGTTGAGATGATCAACAAGACAAGCTCAGACCTTGGCGCGGTGTACGGGCATGTCAAGTTCCGCTACGACAATGCTCCGCGGGCGTTCCAGACGTACAAGGTTGCCAGCGTCAAGAATGATGCGTTCCCGGCGCGCGGCAAGCTGACTGTCGTTGATATTGATGGGTCGGGCCAGCTTGAGCACCTCTACCTGTCGGTGTCGTCTGCGCAGGATTTTGAGGCGACGTTCCTTGAGGGGAACGTGCAGATCTTCGTTGACGGCGAGCTCATCGCCGCTGTAATGGCTTCAGGCACCGAGGATTTCTTCACTGGCGGTTGGTATGCCATGCCTGAGGGTGGATATCCAGCTGGCCGCGCCCCGGACACTGATATCACCGCGGGCACGCACCAGACGATGTACCGGTTCTTCACGGCTGACCCAATTCGGTTCAACAGTCACGTCAAGGTTGTGATGCCGATCGGTCAGTACAACCAGGGCACCATGACGCCAGCGACGCTGAAGGTGTCCGCGTCGGCCGGCATGTGGTTGGACGACAAGCCTGACCGAGCACCCGTCCCGCAGACCATGCGCAATGTGGTCCTGCTTGAGGACAACCTTGACTATCCGATCGGCACTGTCCCCACCGACTTGTGGACCCAGCCACCCGACAGGACCCAGGCGGTGTGCACGGGGACGACCATCTCGTTCCCAACTGCTGCAACTGAGCCTGGTCAGGATATGCGTATTGCGCGCAAGTATGTCTTCCTTCCCGAGAACTACTGGGTTGAGACGAAGATGCGGATCCGCGGAGAGTTCAACGACCTATCTGCTGGGTTGATGGTTTCCGGGTCGGGAACGGACGGATACTTCGGCGGCGCTACTCATGTCTCACTCGTGAGGGCATCTGTAAACAACTGGCAGGTCAAGGCTTTCGACGGTTTCGACCAGCCGTTCGTGATGAACATCGGTGACGGAACAGACCTCACTGACACGTGGGTGTGGTTGGCGATGCGTGTCGAGGGGTCCAAGCGTACCGCGTTCTTCCGCTTTGACGGGGCTACTGACTGGCATCCCGTTGGCAGCTTCACCACGTCGCATAACGAGCAAATCTTCGGCCTCTACTCGTGGCAGTCCTACGCCGAGTTCGACCAGCTCAACGCGTACGCGGTCGACATTAACTAGTAGAGAGGGGCTGGTGTGGGAAAGGTAAGTGAACTACTCCCCATTCAGCTAGGCGGTGGACCGCTACCTCCCACTGGTTCATTCCCCGCTGGGGCAGGCCAGTTTTCGGAGCGCACCGCCAGGATTGAGATCTTCGGCGTCCATGGAGAGCACTTCGTGATCTCTGGCCATGGAAAGGGCGACCAGGGCGTCGAGCTCATGCCGAACCTGAAGGGTGCAATCGACGCCCCGGTGAAGTCATTGTGGCTACCTGGAGCGTTCGGCCAGACATTCGTTGACTTTCGCTGGGAGCGACGCGATGTCGTCTTCACGGTCAACATCTTCGCCGACGACGACGACCCTGAGACGTGGAGGACCATCGACTCGAAGTGGCGTTTCGCATGGGATTACGTGCAGGAGAGCACGATTCGTTTCACCACGTCGGATGGCTATCGCGACCTCAAGGTTCGCCTCCTGGAGGAACCGCAGGCATACGAGTCAGCTTCATGGGAGGGGAAGGATCCGGCTCTCTACGCCATGTCGACCGTTGTGATGACGGTGGCAGCCGAGTTGCCATTCTTCGTGGGGCCATCCGACTTCTATGAGTGGGAGGGCGACGGAAGCATCGGGAAGACTTCGGTGCGCCTCGATGTCGATTGCGATGTCCCGGTGTGGCCGAAGTGGACTCTTACCGATCAGGCCCGATGGCGACTTCCTGATTTCTCGTTCGGAAACCAGGAGTACGCGCGCGGCGTAATGGATTCCGGCCGCACCGTCGAACTGCCGTTTCTTCCAGTCGACGCAGGCTGCGTCGCTGACTCGGATCCGCGAGTCCAGACCCTGCTCGCAGCCAACAGGATGCACCTCCAGGGCCTCTGGAAGGGACAGGACTTGCTGTACCCGATCCCTGGTGGGACTTACTCAACCATCCCGGTCAAGGTTCGCGACGCGGTCGCCGGCTATGCGATGCGCCTGGAGATTCCCAAGTGGTACACGAGGCCGTGGTCGCGCCCCATTGGCGTTCTCTAACTAGAGGTTTGATCCAAGATGACCCTCACGCTTGAGCGTGCTAAGGCACTAGATTCTATCGAGACCAATGTCGCCTCTTGGCGTCAGGAACTCGCATGGATGCGCGCGGCTAAGCCGACTATCACCTTCTACCGCAACCCTGCTGATGGATCCGAAGGCTTGGAGTACTTCGGCCGCGTCCACTACAACGACACCATTCGAGCATCGTTCCCGTTCAAGAAGAACGTCTCAACCACCGCGGTCATGGAGTTGCGTTTCGACCACTACATCTCGGAGTGGATGCGGGAGATCCCAAACGATCCTAATCAGTGCAAGAACGTAGTAATCCGCGTGGATATGTTCGGCGGGAAGCTGCGCTGGACGGGCCTTCTGCACCATCACGCGAAGAAGCAGCGTGACGGCATCCACTATATGGAACTGACGTTCAACGACGACTTGCAGTTCCTGCAGTTCTTGCTAGGACCCCCGAATCCTGCTCTGCCACTTGGTCTCTTCCAGTGGCCGAGGGTGCTACCTATTTTGGGCCCTGCGAAGTGGGCCTGTTCTACCATGATCTTGCTGAATCTCATTCGCCGCGAGGGCAATTTGTGGACGCTGCCGGATGATCCATTCGATCTGTCCGAGTGGATTGGGTGGGCTCCAGGCCAGTGGGAGAACTGGCAGGTCCACGTTAAGGCTAAGGCCCTCCCACTAGATGACTCGTCGCTGTGGACCGTCCTGGGCACCCGTATGAACCCGATCGACTCGGTTCTCGCTGATGCTTTGGATGATGCGCAGCTGACCCTCAAGTACCGCCGCTGCTTCACCGACGAAGGTGAGACCGAGGATGGGTTGCTGTTCGTTGATCAGCCAAAGAACGGTGCACTCGTCTTCTGGCTTGACGACGATTCCGGCTACTACAACGAGGCTCTCGGCGGAACTTTCCTTGGCGGATCGATTGTCGATGGAATGGCGCGCAGCGTTGTTCAGTATGTCGGCGGGTTCGTTGAGGACACTGCGAGGACGATCGCAGACGATGAGACCTACTACCCTGACGAGTACTACGGATCGGGGTGGTTGGCCACCCTTGCCCAGGCTCCCTGGCTTGTAGTCAGGGACAACTCATGGACTCCGATGGAAACATCGGAGTTGACGTGGAGTCCAGCTACCGCGCCGAATGTTGTGATCGGTGGTGACAACCCGGCAGCTGACGCTATCGCGCGGTTGATCATCTCGACCACCGGAAACATCCTGGGGTACTTCCTACTTGGCGGTTTCTCCTCAGCCGGCGACATCGCGGCGGACGTGATCATGCCGTTCCTGGTGGGGACGATCCTGGCGTGGATTGACTGGAAGAACGTAGGCCGCGCAAAGCAGCTCGGCTGGGTGCATCTCTGGGAGGTCTACCAGCAGGGCGCTGAGAACAATGTGTGGAGCCTGAGTGCCATCGCAGCGCTGCGTGGTGGGTTCCTTGCAACGCGCTCTGAGACTTCGCATCTCATCTCGATGAACGGCAACAGTTGGATCATCCCCGGCTCGCACTTCGAGATCGGTTCCCGCGTTGGTTCGACCTCTCGCGGATACCACAACATCATTTTCGTCAACCAGTGCGAGGAGATCATCCCGTCCTGGGATCACTCCGGGGATACACCGTTGACCGTTCAGGCGAAGTTCGGCCAGAACAAGGCTGCGATGAGCGTTGGTGAGCGGATCGCCCGTCTCGCGAAGAAGATCCGCGACATCGTTCAGAACATCGGCGTCCACCTCATCGCATAACTAGGTGCGCTAATTAGTTTGCTAGAATAGAAAGTAGTGTAGGAGCAGACTTATGGCACCTTTCAATGTGCATCCACCCGACCCTGACCACCCGAAGGGATTGGCGTGGCTTCTGGGCGTTGGGTTCGTGGACCCGCGACCTGGTGTTCACCCCAATCAGCCTGGCGCTGTGATCCAGTCCTGGGAGCCAACTTCTGAGCTCTATTGGGACTTGGGGATTCGATGGCACCCCGAGCTCGCGACGAAGTGGGCTGTCGGGGGTGGGCAGTTCCAGCCGGCCGAGATTGTTGACGAGAAGCCTGCGGACGCTGAACCGCAGACGATGGAGCAGGCGGCCGAAGAGGTTCTCGAGATGCTCGCCGATGAGCACCCGGAGTACGCGGAACTCCTGAAGAAGATCCATTCCGTTGGGTCCGACGAGGAGCGCGCGAAGTTCGCGAAGCAGTACGAGGGCGAGATCAAGAAGCTGATCACGCTGGTGAATTACATCAGCAGTAAGCCAAAACAGGAGTAACCAATGGGTGCTATCCCTTCGGGTAGCGATCCCTCTGGCTACGACATCACCGGCCATGACGGCGCGGTTGTTGGCGCAGGGCTTTCTGTCCTCGCTAATCGGACTCGGGAAAACGTTGAGGCCGCCAAGAAGGCCGAAGTACGCGGACAGATGTCCGGATACTCGGACCAGGTGTTCGAGGGTGTCGATGCCTCCAAGGGGATCATTCATGCGGCCCTCGCGGCTTTCAGTGCCAAGCTCTTCCCGGACGTTGACCAGTCAGGGATCGGACACACGTCCGAACTGCTGAACACGCTGGGCAAGGTGCCGTTCCTCGGTGAGCTGATCGAAGTCATCACTGGCGTTGAGGACGGCGACTACAACGATCTGGGCACGTTCTTCAACGCCCTCATCGCGGCCATTCAGGCGGCTGCACAAGCGTTTGCTCAGATGCTTCAGCAGGTCCCAATCATCGGCGACATCATCGAGGTTCTCAGCGGCGTCGAGGACGGTGACACCACAGACCTTGGAACGTGGGGACTGCAGATCCGCTACGACATTCAGCAGACCATCGACAATATCGTGACCAGCTTCTTCGGCTGGGTTGGCAACCTGTTCGATCACGACCAGGCGCAGCAGGCGATGCAGGATGCGGCGTCGACAATCTCGGCGCTGAGTGCGCAGGTGACTGCGTTGCAAAGCAATCAGAACAACCAGGCTGTCGGCGGCGTGTCCTTCCTGGTGGACTTCACCGCTCTACCTAGCGGTTCTACGTTCGGATCGGACTTCACGCACATCCGCACTGGCGGTGGCGGCCACTTTGAGATCGTCAACGGTGTCGGCGCCGACTGGCATTCAGTCAACGACACGGACGCGACAGATGCCTACGTGTACAACGCTTTGGCGACCGCGACCGACTACCAGAAGATTTGGATGGTGTCTGGCTCAGCGCCGGTCACATTCCTGGGCAACAGTGGACGCAATGAGATCCACGGACGCAAGAACGCTGCCGGTGATACGTACGTGTACGCGTCGATGGAGAAGTACCGCGCAGAGCTCGGCTGCGTAGTTGGCGGCACCCGCATCATCTGGGCAACGAAGACAACAGGCTTCAGCTACAAGGCACAGGGTTTGTACGCGTTGGAGTGTGGAACGATCGGCGGCTTGCGCGTCTTCCGCCTCCTAGAGGGCAGCAAGGTCATCCTCACGCACACCGAGGTTGGCACCACCTCACAGGTCGGCATGTCGTACCGCGGTACTGGTGGGTTGGGATTCGCCTACGCTTCTGCGTCTGGAACCATTCCACCCGGCACGATGTGGGCATTCGCTGGCGGTGACAACCAGCCGGCCGAGGTAACCGGATCCGGTGCTCGCATGTTCCGCGCCGACACCGCAGAGCTGTCCATCTCCAGCGGGACACACCTATTCCCTGACAACTTCTTCGACAACGTCTACGCCAGCACGTCGGACATCCTGTACGACTTCACAACTGGAAAGTTCACCGTATCGGTGAAGGGTTGGTACACCGTCTATGCGCGCGTATCCCTCGCTGGTAACACGCCGAACAACCTGTCGCTGATCCTCTACCACAACGATGCTCCCGAGATGTACATCGGACAGCCGGTCGGCCACTTCTCTGGAACCAGGATCACCGGCGGTGGAGATACCTACTACTCACCGGATTACCCGGAGGGAATCTTCGCCTCCGTGTCGCTATACCTCGACGCGAACGACTGGGTGCAGCTCGGCTACTACTCGCCTTCAGCTGCCTCCAGCTTGATCACTGGCGAGGGCTCTGGCGCGAAGACGTACTGGGGAATCGCCAGGACAGGAGTCACGAATTGATCAGCGATATCGACATCGCGTACGACGCGTACGCAACACAGGTTGACCACAACCTTTACACCACTGGGCCATCCGAAGACCTCCAGACGGCGCTGCAGGCCGGGTCGTCGGACGACGTGATGTCTGCAGTTCGACAGATGGCTCGCGACGCGTGCGCTAAGGCGAAGCTTCTGTGGACAGGTTCGCCTGAGGGGACGATTCTACGCAACCACAGGACTGGGATTTCAGCTACAAGGATCACGAACTCGGCCGGACTTCCGTTGTGGGAGTTCAGCGGTCTGGGGAGCCCAACCTTCAGTACCGAGCCGGTGCTGCTTCCGGAGGACGAGTGGAAGTGCGTCTACGACCCGACCGCCGAGATCTAAGAGGAGAAGCTATGGCGACGAAGAAGAATGATGCTACCGCGCTGGACGCGCTGTTCGATGCGTGGGACAAGACGACCGGAGGCGGACGTGACGAGGCTGCCGCCAGGAAGGTGTGCGACGAGTATGTCGCAGCCCACCCGGACGACTTCAGTGAGTTCGAGGCGTGGAGTCTTGAGGAGTGCGTAGCGGCGGTCGACGTATTCCGCGATGCTGCGGCGACGTTCCGCTCGCGCGGGCTGAATGCCCATGCTGTGACTGCTGATTCAAACAAGCTGAAGCTCGATGTGTGGCTCCTGCATCGGTTTGAGCCTCAGGACATCGGTGGGGCCGCGAAGGTTAAGGTGAGGATTCCGAATGGCTAACGCCGCATACATCACGAACTCCGCAGCACAGCAGATGCTTACCGCGCTCGGTGCTGCTATCGATGCCGGCAGTGCAGCTGTCATCGAGATCTACTCTGGGGCTGCCCCGGCGAACGCCGATGCATCTCAGACCGGAACGCTCCTGGCGAGCCTGACATGCCAGGCCACTGCATTCTCCGGCCTGACCGACACTGGTACTGGTGCCCGCGCCACCTTCGCGTCAATCACTGCCGACGCCTCGGCTGATGCGACTGGAACAGCTGGGTACTTCCGCATCAAGACGCAGACCGGCGGTTCGGCCGTGTTCCAGGGAACTGTCGGCACGTCCAGCGCTGACCTGATCATGAATACCACTTCGATCACTGCCGGTTCGACTGTGTCGATTTCGTCGGCGACCATCGATCTTCCTGAGGGTCCATAAGGGCCTCTCCTAGGGGCCTGAATGCCTATCTCCCATGTTGGTTCCGCCAGCCTCACCGGGGGCGACTACCTAGAGTTCAGCGGCAGCGCGTACAACACTACGTCAGACTTCGCCGCTGGCACGACCATGCCTTACGACCTTCTGGTCGTAACCATCATCGGCTACTCCACCAGTAACACTGGCACGATCGACTACACGGTGCAGTGGAATGGCACCGAGATGACGCCATTCCCGATGGCGTGGGGTGACAACGACACCGGTTTGTCGAGCACTGGACACATTCAGCATTTCGTGTTGGCGAATCCAGTAGGCGGCACCCACCCGGTGTATATCGAGTGGACTCTGGAGAGCACCTCTGCAGTGTTCCGCATCAACGCTGAGGCGACCCTGTATCGCGGCGTTGACAGTGTTGGCGGCCACACGATCGCGGCGGGAACTGAGTCCGGTTCGACGTTCTCGTTGACTATGTCATCGGCGGCTGAGCGGATGATCCATCACGCCGGCCACATGGAGCCGTTGTTCTCGACCGCGGTGTCTGACTACAACCAGACGCTGATCACGTACATGGACGTTGGTCAGTACTGTCAGGGCGTCGTCGGCTATGCACCTGGAGCGTCGTCGGTGACGTTCACCGCGAGCCGCGTCAGTGGTGCAGACTATGCCGGCGCGGCCTTCGAGATGTATCCGCTGACCCCCCAGGGGGCGATGTCGGCATCCCTGCGTCCCGTACTGGCCAGCCTTCCCGCGGCGCAGAGCTACCCAGGAACGCTCGGCGCTGCATTGGGGATCCTCAAGTCGGTCATGACGGGCGGACAGTCGCAGCGAGGCTCTGTGGCCTCCCAGTTGAGCGCAGTGACGGCGTCGCTCACTGGTGAGCACGAACTCGACGCAGCGATCTCCGCTGACCTGCAGGCACCTGCCGCGGGGCTCGTCGGGGAGAACATCCCGGCTGATTCCGCATTGGCAGCTCTTCTAGCTACGCCTACTGCCGGCATGTCGGGTGTCGAGGTGGAGACCGGAAGCATGGGCGCAACGCTCGCTAATCCGCTGATTGTTGGCTACGGGGCGCAGCCATTCTATGGCGGCATCGTGGCGTCTGTCCGTGGTGTCGACTCTATCCTCGCTGGGTCGGCTATCAGCCTGGCGGGTGCGATGGCAGCTGACTTGTCGCACCTGCACATGATGGCTGGCCGGGCATTCCAGGTGTTCGAGTCCGGGACTGTCTTCACGCTTTCGGGTCTGTGCTTCAACCTGTACAACGACATGCCTGAGAAGTTCCAGGGCAGGTTTGCATCCGCGCCGTACAACATGGTGCAGATCAAGTACCCCGCATCGTTGAAGAGCACCTCAATCTCTGACGGTGTCGCAATGCTCGATGCCGCAGTGCGGAGCACGCCTGGGAAGAAGATCGTCCTAGCTCAGTCCCAGGGCGCGCAGGTTGTGTCGCATTGGCTGGCACTGCACTGGGATGACGACACTGCACCGCCTGCGGATGAGCTGATGTTTATCCTCACCGGTAATCCGTTGCGCTCCACTGGCGGTGGCGGTGGCATCGGGACTGTAGAGGTCGGCGAAACCATCGGTGAAGCGACCCTGACGAATACGCGTTGGCACGTCATCGACTTTGCGCGACGGTACGACGGTTGGGCGGACTCCCCTGCCGATCACACGAACGTGTTGGCGATGAAGAACGCTGACAAGGGAAAGTCGGAATATCACACGGCTTACGACGAGCCTGACCTGTTCGACCCTAGCCACATTGCGTGGAACTTCGAGAACACCACATATGTGCTCACTCAGGAGGACTTGCCTTACCTGAAGGGGCAGTGGTGGGTGAGCCCGAACGCGGCCTCACAGATGAAGGAGAAGGTCGAGGAGGCATACCAAGGAACTCCTCGCCGGCCAGCTGATGATGTCCCTGTCGTGGTGACACCAACCGAAAACTGGTTCTGGAAGTGGGTGTTGGAACAGTACGACATCGACACAGGGTGATTATCCGTGACTATTGACATCAATTTGGCCGTCGCTCTTATCGGTGTACTTTCCGCATTCCTCAGTGGTGGAGCGCTGAAGGCTGTGTGGGACACCCTGTTTGGGTGGAAGAAGCGTCATCGGGAGGAGGAGGCGGCCCGCGAGCAGCACGAGCTCGATGAGGTCCAGACACTGCAGAAGTTGTCTGCCGCTTTCCGTGAGGAAGTGCGCAATGAGAATAACGAGTTGCGGGAGCGTATGGACAAGGTGGTCGACGCCGTGACTGGCTTGACGGACACCTTGGATGACTACTTCCCGAAGATCACTGGGCTGACGGATGACGAGCGTCTCGCCCTTCGCCAGCGCATCAACAAGGTTAAGCGCGCTACTTAAGCGTGATAAAATGAAGGTGAGGACTTAATGGGCGTTTGGCGTCCCCAGGTCCGTGTCGAGAGTAACCGCTCGCTTGAGCTGAGCCGCGGGAACCCGCTGCGCTACGTCTACTCTCTTGGTCGCGGTAAGACTTTCCCCTACAGCACAACCGCTTACCTGACTGTGAGCAACTCTTACGGTCAGACACTTGGCGTGTTCAGCGGCGTCGTCAATGGCGGTGAGATCTCGTTCTATGAGCCGGCCGAGGTGACCGACAAGCTCCCCCGCGGTGCGACGTGGACTCTGTCAACTGAGTACGGCGGCGAGGTGACGCTGCGCGTTCAGGGCATTGTGATCCGCAATGAGGCACCGTTCCCGGACGCCCCAGCGAACAGCACCGAGTTCGAGGGCGTGCAGTACCGCTACTCGTTCGCGAACGTTGGTCCAGTTCATGACCCAGCTTGGCGGATCATGGATGGCACACCAACGGTGTACGACAACTCCGGTCGTTCACTTCCGAATGGCGTTGCAGCCGGCGCGTTCTACAAGGACGTGGCGATGCTCTACTTCGCACCACTAAAGTCCGACGCTGTTCGCTTGACGTACAACACGATTCGTGGCGGTGCGAACTCGAACGGCTACGCCTGGGCTGTTGTGTGTTCGAACTACGACATGACCAACTGGGTTGGCTTCTATCACAAGCAGGTGTGGGGATTGGGGTCGTGGGACAACGACCGCATCGGCATCATCACCGGAACTGGTCCGACTGAGTTTTCGATCCGCGCCGAGGTCGAGGGTGACACCTCGAACAACACGAACTACACGGGTGTCTACAACCCTCTTACCGACACCTACAGCCTCTACAAGGGGACAAGTCTAACTCCGATCGTCACGTGGACCGACAACACCGGATTGATCGATCACGGAGAGGGTGAGCAGCATGTCGGGTTCGGCTTCCGCTCAGATCTCGCAGCTGCCGGAATCCAGGTGTCGGACTGGATTATCGGCGACACACCGTAAGGACTGCCATGCCATTGGTTACCCCTGGGCCATACCTGACCCCTGAGCAGTATGTGTCCACCATCATCAAGGTGGGAAACGAGATGGGTGTGAAGCCCATCGGCCAGAAGATGGCGGTCGCGTGCGTCAAGGTTGAGTGCAACTTCGTGATGTATGCGAATGCGAAGGATCCTGACACTCTTGCGTTTCCGTACGACAAGATTGGATCCGATGGGTTGTCCTCTGGACCGTACCAGCAGCAGCCTCCGTGGTGGGGTGGCACTGGTTATGAAGGCGCCTCCAAGAGGATGGATGTCGTTGAGTCGACGCGGATGTTCTTCGATGAACTCCTGAAGCGTCCCTATGACGACGATTCCCGTACTCCTGGCATGTGGGTCTACGACGTTCAGAACTGCGCCGAGGAATTCAAGCACCGCTACGACGAGGCGTGGGGCGAGGCTGTCGCGCTGTACAACAGGGTCGTGTCTGGCGGCACACCTTCTGCGCCGTCAGCGTTCTTCACGGAGCACAACATCATCGACGGAAGCGGATCGCAATCCCGCGGTGGCCTGAAGCCGCGCCTGTTCGTCCTCCACACCGAGGAGGGCAACATGACTGGCCTCGACTTGGACCGCTGGATGGACGGTATGGGCGACCGCTCGTACCACTATCTAGTCGGAAACGATGGTGTTGCCTGGGATCTCGTTGACACCGATCGCGCCGCGTGGTCTGTCGGTGGCGGCAACAACGTCACGATCAACCTGGTGTTCACACCGTCGTATGCGTCGTGGACGCGCCAGCAGTGGATCGACAACATGGGGACCGGCATCAAGATCGCCGCGTTCCTCGCCGCCCAGGACTGCCACAAGTACGGCATCGATCCGATTGTGCGCGTTGGCAAGAGCGCGAGCGGATACCAGAGCCTACGTTCCAGCAGCGGTGTCACCGACCACTACGGAATCAATGTCGGGTTGGGGTTCACCAACCACACCGATGTTGGTGCTGGATTCCCATGGGACCTATTTAACACCTACCTGCAGATGTTCTATGCGGGTGCAACAGAAGAGGACGACATGTTCACTGACGCTGATCGTGAGCTGCTGAAGCGCGTGCATTTCGAGCTGACCGCCAAGTGGGAGTCGCGTTCGATGTACGCGACACCTGGTGAGGGGCCTGTCGACACGCTGGTCGGCATGCTGCTGAACGTTGACGGCATGCGGCACCGCGCGACCGTCAAGGAGGACGCCGAGGACGGGGATGCCGATGCGATCGACCGCATTCGCCGCGCAGCTCACGGCGACGGAAAGTACGGCGACAACCCAACGGTGATGGCTCGCGCACGTCGCGACCTTGACGCCATCCCGGATGAGGTGCTCGAGGCATATGAAGGGGAGGTTGCGTGACTACGTTCATGACTCGCGTCCGCGAGGTTAAGAAGGCCGTTGCGGCGTTCTCTGTGTCGTTCGCCGGCATGGAGGGACTGGGTGCGGCTATCGACGCTTCCAGCGACATGCCGTGGATTCACGCCATCGCTGTCGGTGTCTCAGCCGTGGTTGGTGCTGCGACGTGGTTTGTCCGCAACGAGGCGACCGTGGACCAGGTTCTCAACGCCATCGATAACAACCCGGAGATCGCTACGGAGGCGGCTGTCGCTGCGGCGCGGAACCCAGATGTGGTTGAACGCCTAATCGCGTCCTACAAGGACTGACACCTAACAACGAACGGCCCCTGCGTGTTTCGCGGAGGGGCTTGTTTGTTCTGCACGAAAGAAGGTAACCCATGGCTTGGATTGGGTGGGAGCTCGGCATGCGCGGCGAGCCCGTGCGTGAGGCGAAGCGCAAGCTGAAGGCCAAGTACTCGTACGGGAAGATCCTCGAAGACCCGTACGGCCCTGACGGAGACCTGGCAACGGTCACATTCGTCCAGGTGCTTAAGCAGTTCCAGGTTCGGTACAACATTCAGTACGGGACCGATCTGCGCACCGATGGCGTTCTGGACTGGGCCACACAGGTCGCGTTGGGTCTGATCGAACGCGCGAAGCCGGTTCTGTTCACTGTCCACGGGACGGGACAGCGTGACCCGGTGGGCCCCGGGTATCCCGCCGACATCGCAAGGCAGCTGCTGGACCTATGGGAGTGGCAGCCGATCGGCAACTACCCGGCCGACGCCTTCCCTATGGGCCCTTCGGTGCAGAAGGGCCGGCGCGAGCTTATCAAGCAGATCAAGCTCCGCAAGGGCAAGTTTGCGCTGATCGGGTACAGCCAGGGAGCGATCGTCATCTCGTTGGTGTGGAAGTACGACATCCTCGCCGAGGGTGGCGAGCTGCACGACCGACTCGGCGATGTGATCGCCGCGGTAACGCTCGGTAATCCTATGCGCGAACTTGGCGTCGCGAATGGTAACCTGTATGAGGGTGTTCCGATCCCTGATGGTCAGGGCATTTCGGATGATCTGCTAGTCGATACTCCTGATTGGTGGTTCGACTTCGCTCACGGCGCGAACAGTGGATTCGGCCGCGACATCTACACTGACACACCGGATTCCAATGCCGGTGAGATGATGACGGCCATCTACAAGGTGGTGCAGAATCTCGACGGACTATGGGTCGGCACCGATTCGCTGTTGGAGCAGATCGGTGAGATTCTGCGCCGGCCGGTGGTGGAGATCCCGGCGATGTTCTACGCGATCATCTTGGGCGGTCAGTTCATCACTACTCAGCCGTTCGCCACGGCACCTCACTGTAACTACAACCTCGACCCCGCGGTGCGTTTCTTGCGGTCGGTCGCTGAAGGGATCCGATGACCGTCACTGTGTTCACAACTGGCCCGAACTGCCACAAGTGCAACCTCACGAAGAGCCAGTTGACCCGGGGGGGTGTGATGTTCACGGAGGTGCGGATCGACCAGGATCACGAGGCTGCTGCAGCGTTGAAGGCGCGCGGCTTCGAGGTGGCCCCTGTGGTGCATGTCGCCGAGACCGATGACTGGTGGGGAGACTTCCGTATCGACAAGATTCGTGAGCTCACTCAGGCTGTGCCTGTGGCCGCCTGAGAGCCACGGAGACAGACGAAACCCCCCAACCCGCTGTGATGGGTTGGGGGGTTTGTTTTTGTGCCCTATCTGGAGCCTGCGTCAACTTCCAGGCTACCGACGAGCTGGTCTCCACTGTCACCGTCAATATCGGCGTCGGACAGGGTGTAGAGGTGTCCCTGCGCCTGGCTTGCTGAATCCCCCTCAGCCCAACGCCTCCCACTCATGCATTCACATCCAGCCACTTCAGCTGCTGTCTCGTCAGGGGATTCCTCGTCCCTGTCATTCCGAGAATCACCACGTCCCCTCGGGCATGTAGGCCACCTTCCAGGTTCCTTCGCTCTTCAGGCCCGGAAGAGTATCGCTGAATCCGGAGAAGTCATCGTAGATAACCCGCCAAACTGGCACATGGGACTTCTCCAGGTGCGCGCTGTTGATGCTCGCCATCTTGATTGCGTACACGAACGTCCCAAAGAGACGGTCGTCCGTACGCTTCAAGACAGTGCCCAGCGGGTAGTCATCGAAGTTCTCGATCTCCAGCTTGATGTTCTCCACGACCTTCTCAGCGGCAGCGAGCTCGGAGGTGAGGTCTTTCATGCTCTTCATAGGAGATCCTTCAGAAGTTGCAGCTTGTCGAGCGCCTGGTCTGCGGTGAACCCGCTGTAGAGCCCGTCGATCGATGGGGCCTTGTCGGACTGTGTGAACGTCAGTGTCGGCAAACCAACTGGGATGACATCCTCGTACTGAACCAGAAGTATCGCCGTCTCTGGTTCGACAACGCGGATCGTGTGGTATTCCTCGGCGGACATGTAGTATGTCTGCCCCTTCGGGAACTGCCGAACCTCGTTTCGCTGAAGCGGGACGCGATCCATGTAACGGAAGCCATCGCCACCCAGCAGTGGTGTGTCCCAAGCGAATACGTTGTACATCTGTCCGCACTCGTCACCCTCGGATTCACCATCCCAGCAGGGAGGGATCCGGTACCACTGGTTCTCGATCACACCGGATAGGCATCGCGTGTGGAAGTCGTATCGGTGGTCGTGCGGATTCACTACCTCGCCATACTCCTGATTCTCCATCCCATCAGGGAAGAGGTACACTTTCACGGTGTATCCCGGAGACCGGTAGAGGCACAGGTAGTCCAACCCCTTGGCGTGGAAGTCGCCGTAGGAGTTCGGGAGAACAACCTCCTCCAGATTCTCTTCAGCGAATCTGATGTACTTCAGGATGTCTGGCTGGCTCATCAGAACGGGATCCCGACTCCGACCCCGCCGGTAGCAGGGTCGATATACACACCACCACCAAGGTCGATGCCAACCCCTCCGCGGGGTGTGACCACAAACCCACCCGGGTCGGATGGTTCGTAGGTGCCGACATCATGGTTGGGTGATTCGGCCGGCTGACAGCCGGCCAGTGCGATAGCAGTCGCAACGATGACGACCAGCCACACAATGATCCCCACGTAGACGAGCGCGCCGTTACTGCGCATCACTCCCCCTCGCCGTAGTAGCGCTGGAACTGCTCATCGGTGAGCACCGAGACGCACCCAGTGGGGTACTTCACGATCCAGTCGCCAGGATGGGCCTTCTTCACCGTCAGCTCACCTGGGGTTGAGATCTTGAAGTACTCGATGGTGCGGCCGTTCGCCTGGTAGACCGGGTGTGCGAACGGGACGTGGACCTTGATCTTGTTCCACGGCTTCGCCACCTGCAGCGCGTCAACCTCTGTTGGGTTGTGGGTGTAGGTTTGGAATCCGCTCACAGTGCGCGCAATTCCGACTCGTACTCAGCCTGGGTGATGAACGCTGCGCCCTCTTCGTTGGTGACGACGTACTCACCCTGGCGCGCAACCGCGGTCCACCCTGTTTCGTTGGTGGTGACGACCTCCTGTAGTGAGCCGTCGGATGCGAAGCTGAAGGTAACGTCCACACCCATCCCGAGCTTCTCCGCGGTGAGGGACAGCAGGTATGTGATCGCCCCGGCGTTGCGTCCGGTGATCTTCACAGCCAGCTCTGGGTCGACGTTCGGGACGACCTGATGCAGACCTGGGGTGGGGTTCAGCTTGGAGCTCATAGCATTCCTTTCGATGTCCAGTGACGGTTGTGCATGCCGATGAGGAAGTCATCGAGCTCATCGGTGTTGGGCTTGTCCGGTAGCGTGCTGTACGCGATGGCCTCGCGTAGGTCGTCCGTGAGGGCCGCGAGGATGTCGAGTGCATGCTCCAGTGAGAAGGCACCTTCGCGGACGCGCAGTAGGAGCTCTCGGTGAGTCTTCATCATCGGAAGAACCACCACTCCGATGTCCATCAGTTGTGTTCCCTGGATGGCCAGCCGGATGGCGTGGTACATCATTTTGGTGTCGTAGCCGAACTTCTCGACCAGCTCGCGGCGGTTGGTGTGCTTCTTGCCGCGGAGGCCCTGTGCCCGTTCACGCTGTGCGACAAGGTATCCGAGGAATCGCGCGCCGGCTTGCTTGCTGAGGAACAGGTCGCGATTCGCCCGCAACTCTGCGCCGAGTTCGGTCTCGACGTAGGTCTTCTCCCGCGGCGCGAAGAGAGGCATCAGTACGGTCGGGTTGCCGTCCGCGGCCAGTCGCGCGTACTTCTGCAGGGAGTAGGTGACGTGGTCTGTGTCACCCGGGCCGGATCTCTGTCCCTCGGCGATGCGCAGACCATCGAGGTGCCAGCGGTCCTGGTACTGCTCGAACTTCTGCGTGCCGATGACGCACTCTGGTGGGGTGATGCACACACCCATCTCGTCGTGGTCATCGGTCCCGGAGATGGTGACTCCGTGTAGTCCGGATCCAACTTCGGTGAGGAGGATGATGTTGCTTTTGGCGATTTCGGCATGCCACTGCGTGTTGTGCTTTCCCATCAGGCACGCACCAGCGGGAATGCCTTCGGCGTCACGCACTTAACCGGTGCCGACGCGCTAGCTTCCCACGTCGGTGCGTAACGGACTGCACCGTCTTTGACGGTGTACGTCCCACCGTTGTAGCTGGACTTCCAGCGAATCCCCTCCGGCTGTTCGGCCAGCTCCTCGCTGTTTCTGACGATCTTTGGGGACGACGTGTCAGCGATCTTGGCGAGAGCCGCGAGGAACAGGTTCAACGCATCCTCGGTGTGGAAGGTCACTGGCGTGCCTACCACGCCGTCCCACCTCCGACCGTCTTCCGACTCGGTGAAGGTGATGCGTCCCTCCTCCAGGATCAGCGTCTTGGTAGCGGGCACGGCCGCGACTGCTGGCTTTCTCTCGGTGGTCACAATTTTGCTCACGGGAAGTGAGTTTTGCAGGGATTTTTTTGCGTGAAACAGGTCGCTGTCTCGCGCGCGCGCGTTACGTAGGTTGGTTACGTAAGTAACGGGATATCTTGGGATATAAGTATTTTCGAAGTAGAAACAAGTACTGTTGGGATTGTTGGTATGAGCTACGTTTCGTTTCAGGCGCTCGTACCAGCCGACCCGCTCCCGTAGACGCCTTCGATCCCGAAGGCTAGGGCTTCGCTAGGTGCTCGTTGCCTCGCCAATCCTCTCTGCGCGAGGACGCTACCTTGAGACTCGTGGGGTGTGAAACAGGTACACGTCCACGAACTGGACATTTACGCCCCCGCTGTCATATTCTCACAGGGAACTCTCAGTTTTCCGTCGGTGACGGGTGTCAACAACTACGATGGGCACCCCTTACACTTACCGAGGGGCCTGACGACGCGGCGAACTCCCTTCCCCGCTGAAGGTCAGGTGCGCAGGCGCGCCGCCCCGGGAGTCGTGACCCGGGGCGCTCCCACCTGTTTCACACCACCCGATGTGCCCTCTAAGAATGTGGTACATGGGTTATCCGGCAACACTGAGGCGAGTAGCTAAGCGCCACAACGGTGTTATCACGAGCGACCCGGATGGGCTACTAGCTGCCCTCAACATCGCCAAGAGGTTGATGGTTGAGGAGAAGCTCTCCTTCCTCCAGGCGCTCGACAAGGCACTCCCCCGCGCGGGCGCTGTTGATGAAGAGCGCACCTGGTGGTCTGCCTACAAGGCGGTAGCCCGACATATCCCGAACGGCAGCGACGCGTCGAGCGAGTCCGTCCTCGCGATCCTTGCCGACACCATCCGTGATCAGGGCACCATCAACCGTGCCCAACAGAAGGGTATCCGCGCGTGAACATCACCGGACTGGGCATCATCGCCAGTATTGTCCTCACCATCCTCAAGCTGGCCGGGGTGGACCCTATCGCGGCGTGGTCGTGGTGGCTTGTCGCTGCACCCACGCTTGCCGCGTTCGGGGTATCAGTGGTGATCCTGTTCTTCGTCGGAATGCTCGCCGGCATCCTCTTTGACTGACCTCATCAGTCCGATCTTCTTCATCCCGTGGCAACTATGGGTGCCATTCGGGCTAATTCTCTACGCAGGAGCCCTCTTTGACCGAGACTGAAAGCAAGTACATCCACGGCAGACTCACCGAGGCACTCGTTGCCGCGCAGGCCGAGTTCGGCGTCGTTGCGAAGGATACGGCGAACCCGTTCTTCAAGAGCACCTACGCCGACCTTCCCGCGGTGATGAAGGAAGCTCAGCCGGTCCTGGCCAAGCATGGGCTGGCCGTCACGCAGCTGCCCAGCTACACCGTCATCGAGGGCAAGCCGTACGACACCTTGCGCACCGTTGTGGTATGGGAGGGTGGGGCCTCCGGATGGGACTCCATCACCTCGGAGATGATCCTTCGGCCTGTGAAGAACGACCCGCAGGCGCAGGGCTCGGCGATCACCTACGCGCGCCGCTACGCCTACATGGCTGTCCTCGGCTTGGTCGCCGACAATGACGATGACGGCAACGCGGCCTCTGGGCGTGCGAAGTCCCGCCCGAAGCCTGCACCGAACGCCGATGACGCCCAGACTGCTGCTGTCCGAAAGGCTCTCGCGGTCGTCAAGGACGCGGTGAAGGAAGCGGGTCAGACCTCCAAGGAGGCAACCGCCTACTTCAAGGAGAAGTACGGCGAGAACCTGCTGACCTCAACGAATGTGGAGGCGTTGAGCGCCACCGCCGACCACTACCGCGAGCTGGTAGCGAAGAACGTTCTCGGCGCGGAGGAGAAGTAAAGATGGAAGGCGGCTACGTGCTGTCGAGCTACCTCTTCTCCATCGGCCTCGCCTTGCTCATCGTCGTCCTCTCAATGCCGTGAGCCAGTATTACGTTATGCTCGTTGGCTTTTGGTTGCTGATAGCCGTCCTACTCTTCGCCTCTTAGGAATACAACCATCACCGACTGGAACATCCCTCGGGATCGCTACAAGCGACCGATGCTCTACCCACCGGAGGGTGGCAAGCGCATCGGATATTCGCGACCCTCGACGCTAGCGAAGGACATCGACAAGGCGTCGGACGGGCTGTTCCAGTACTACCAGACGAAGGCCATGATCGGCATGGCGCGCGACAAGTCTGTTGAGGCGCGCGTCAAGGCGTTGGTAGCCAAGGGTGGCGACTGGGACACCGCAAAGGGTGACTTCAAGGATGTCATCGGCACTGCGGAGAAGATCGGCGGGTCGGACACGAAGGCTGACCGCGGCACCGCTATCCACGACTTCTGTGAGGCTGTGGAGACGGACACTCTGGACTGGTCTCTGGTTCCGGAGGAGTTCAAGGGCCCGTTGGATGGCTACCACAAGTACATCGCTTCGAGTTCACGGTTGAGGATCCTCGCTCGCGAGGTATTCCTGCAGGCGAACCGGACGATCCTACTGCCCGATGGCCGGCAGTCGACCCTGCGGGCCGCCGGCTCAGCTGACCGTATCGCCGAGATTGACGGCGAGCGCTACATGGTTGACATCAAGACCGGTAAGGACGACGCATACCGAATGGGTGTGTCGGGCCAGCTCGCCCTCTACGTCGAGGGGCAGCTGTACCGGGATGACATTGTGTGCCAGAGCATCCCATGGGCGGACTGGTATCCCAACGCAGACAGTACAGCCGAGTTTGCCTCGCATGACTGTGACTATGCCACCGCATTGATGTTCCACTGCCCTCAGCAGCCCGACGACTGGGGTGAGTGGGTGTGGACCATCCACATGGTTCCGCTGGGCCGCGGGCGAGACATCGTCAGGTGCGGCCAGTGGGCGCGCAAGCTCCGAATCGTCCCTGAGTTCAAGAGGATCACGCTATGAGCACGCATTCCATCTACTTTGACGCAGAGGTCGATGAGGAGTCCGTGCGCGCGGCCATCATGGAGCTACGGGATATCGCAGATCATCCATCGATCAAGGAGATCGAGTTCATCATCAACAGTGGTGGCGGATCGGTCCCTGACGGTACAGCGCTGTTCTCTGAGTTGCGGGCACTTTCTGAGCACGCCGGCAATGGGCGATTCCACATCGTCACGAAGGTTCGTGGGTGGGCTGGATCGATCGCAACCCTGCTGGTTCAGGCCGGCGATCATCGCGTCCAGGGCGAGCTCGATGTGCAGATGTGGCACGAGCCGTCGATGAGTGCGCGCGACGAATTTCAGTCGGTCCTGAAGGCCAGGTTGGAATCAATGGAGAACTATGAGCGCCGCACCGCTGAACTGATCGCCGAGCGTTGTGGGGTTTCCTACTGGGACATCAGGTCACTCTCGCAGCCCTGGGACCGCGAGATCCTCGGATCTGAAGCATTGAGTCTTCAGCTGGTTGACGAGGTTGCCTGATGACCTGGGATGACGACGCCGAGTACGTCTACACGGAGATGAATCCCTATCTCCTCGACACGCGCCTGGACAAGAACTCCTACCTGGTTGACAAGTGGGACAAGATGATCGCCTGGCACCGAGCACAGGCGCGCTACTTCGAAACCCAGCACGCCCTCAAGGAAGCTGAGGCGACGATGCGCTGGGGTGGAGCTGTCGGTAAGGCGAAGGCTTACGCGCAGACGGAACCGGCCGTAATCGACGCCCGGATCAAGATGGACATTGCGCACGCCCAGCTTGGGTTGTGCGAGCGCCGAATCCATTCATTGGAGAAGGACGCCATCAATCTCGCACTGCGGAACAAGTTGTTGAACATTGGAGCGTTCTCGTGAGTTGGCCTACAGCGTGGCCGAAGCAGGTCAGTGTCAGCAACACCGATACGGAGTTGTACGAGAGTGGTCTTGTGCGCGTGAATGTCTCAGCGATTATGCCGCCGTCCGCGGTGGGTGACTTTCTCGCTGGGATCACCGAGGCAGAGAGGAATAGTCGTGGCTAACAAGCTACCTGAGCCGATGCAGTTGCCGGAAAACAGTCCCATTGGTGGGGTGATGTTGCCGCACGGTCTGGCCGATTGGCCGCGGGTCTTCCTGGATATGCTGAGCAGTCACTCTCGGATCCCCGACCAGTACCGAAATGCGATCGCTGCATGGCTCGACGTGTACAACACTACGCTGGCCAGCTACATCATCTCGAACTACGGCCTGGAGGCCGCCTACCAGGCGAACGCACTGTCGATCGTGATGGAAGAGCATCTGCGCGAGGAGATCCGCGCGGCCCAGCAGGAGTTCGCCGACGACCTGTTCTCCAAGCTCGAGGACGACATGAACGACGATGGCGACCGGTGAACCCACTGTCCCGCTGAGGATTGCGGAGCTGCTCTTCGTGGCGTTCTCGTTGACGATCGCCGAGGTGGAAGAGACCACAGACTACCCCGCCGGCAAGGTCGAAAACGTGCGGGCGCTACTCGACATGTACGACAGGGAACGTCGGGAAGTGCTGCAGAAGAAGGGCCTGAAGAGCGGCCCCAAGTACACAGCGGCAGCTGCGGAAGCTTTGAGGCGATGGCTGAATGCGCGCACCGCCGAGAGCGAGAAACGGGAAGGTGATTTCGATGAGTGGACCCGTGAACTTGGTGAAGAAGGAACTCCTGACGATCACGGGCCCGTACGGCCCTGACGGGTATGTGGACTCTGATGGAGTCGAGCACTACAACGACATCGTCATGTCCGCGTACGGTCCTGTCGACAATCTTGTTGTCGAGGACGGTGTTTGCCTGGCAGCTCCGAACGTGACGTTGCTTCGCCGCGGATTCGGAGTGGAGTGGACCGACCCGCTGGTGGAGGTGTCGACTACCCCATTCGGGGTTCCGTTGCTCACCTTGTACGCCAAGAACGGTTGGGTGTCTTACCGTCTCATCGATACGCGACTCGCGTGGGCATTCGCAGACAAGTACATGCCGAACGATCTGGAGAACTTCCAGCTCGGCGTGAAGGTCGTTGCCCGCTGGGCCCCGGGGCCAGAGCCCACGGGCGGCCGTCTGCGCAGCTGGTCGTCTACCACAACTGACATCACCCAGGAAGTTCCTGAGGATCTTGAGGAGAAGCCATGGTGAAGAAGCTCATTGCCACCGTGCTCGGCGCGGTAGCAGCGTTCTTTGCACACAATTTTCTGCGCCGCTGGGTGCTTGACAGGGATCATGACGGCCTGGTCGAGATCGACCTGAAGCCTGGGGCGTGGTACTGCGACTACATGGGCGACTACATGCGCGAGTTCGGCGAGGAGGTCAACGTCCGGACATCCGTGGCGATGATGCCCGACGGTGAGTATGCCTGGGCCACTGCGACACCCGAATGGGATCAGGAGTGGTTCGAGGCGCACGGTTGGGAGTTCCCGCGGCGCTGGTTCCCCTACTCACACCTGGAGGGTGACCACGATTTCGACATCGAGTACAGGTCGGTGGGTCGATGAGGCCGTCACACTTCCACGCGCCAGCGATGCCGGCGCGACTTCCTGACGGGGCTCCTGTGTACGACAAGAATGGGCAGCTGGTGTTCTCCGGTCGGACGGAGAAGTTTGGAACTGTCCTCAAGCGCATGCGAGCACACCACTGCGAGGAACTGAACAGCAGGCGGCGTGAGAAGGGATGAGCGGGAAGCTCGACGGCTTGTCGCGCAGCGATCAGGTGGCCGTTGTGAACGCTGCGGTCGATACGGCCCTACTACTATGCACCACCGTGTTAAGCGCAGCCATGGCGGACCTTGGTCGCTCACAAACATCACGGCCGTCTGTGGATCAGGTACGACGGGCTGTCATGGGTGGATTGAGTCGCACCCCAGGCTCGCCCGCGAAGAGGGATTCGCGCTGAAGTCGTGGGAGGATCCCGCGACTGTCCCGGTGCTGTTGTACCGGCGTTTTTCTACCTGTTTCACGCCAGATGAGCCCTCCTACACTGACCAACGACTAGCGAACTACGAGCTTGAAGACTGGCACGTCGAAGGGGATGAACATTGAGCCTGCCTGAGGTAACGATCAAGGATGGGACGCTGACCGCTGACCCTGAGTTGCGGTTCACGCAGGGCGGCAAGGCGGTCGCTTCGATGAACATCGCCAACAACTCTCGCCGCAAGAATCAGCAGACCGGCCAGTGGGAGGACGGCGACGCCACGTTCCTGCGGTGCAGCATCTGGGGTGACTACGCTGAGCATGTCGCGGAGACACTCACGAAGGGGTCGAAGGTCATCGGCACCGGAGTCCTGAAGCAGCGCAGCTACGAGAAGGACGGTCAGAACCGCACCGTGCTTGAGGTCGAGCTGTACGAGATCGGCCCGAGCCTGCGCTTCGCAACGGCCCGCATCGACCGTGGCCAGTCTTCCGGGTCCACTCAGGCCGCGGATCCGTGGGGATCGAACGACACCCCTGACTGGTGATCGAGAGGCTGACGCCGGCCCAGGCACGTAGGAAGCATCGCAAGGCTTTCGACGCGTTCTGGGCGGCGTACCCGAAGCATGTCGCGCCGACTGAAGCTGAGCGTGTGTTCTCGCAGCTCGCCGAACAGGGCGCGGACCTGCATCACATCGTCAAGGCGGCCAAGCGTTACTCGACTGAGGTCGGGGAAGATCTCACCTACGTCCCAGCACCACATCGTTGGCTTCAGCAGGGGCGTTACGACGACACCGATCTGTTCGCCGACGAGTCAGAGGCGCAGCTGAAGTGGTTGCGCCAGCAGTGGTCTACCGCGAATGTGAAGGCAGTCGAAGATCGTTTCCAGATCTCGATGCCGAAGGTGTATCCGCCTGATGAGATCTTCGAGAACTTCACGCCCGGTGTGACCGTCGAGGAGGCGCTGTCGATCTGGTTCAAGGAGCAGGCGCGCCTGTGGATCACCGAGGTTGTTAGGAGCAAGTTCCCGGAGTGTCAGACCAGCCAGCCCACGACCCCCGAGCAGAACGCGGTGTCATCGGTGCAATCCTCCACAATTCCGGAGTCTTCGGCGACCTAAAGGGTATCCAGGGGAAGCACTTCTACCTTCCCGCGAATCAGCTGCTCTTCGAGACGATCCAGGTCATGTACCTGGACGGCGAAGATATCGACGCCGCTACCGTTTTCGCGAAGCTGCGGAAGAACAATGAGCTTCGACGGGCTGGTGGCGCACCGTACCTGCATCAGTGCATGGAAGAGGCCCCGGTATCTGCTGGGGTTTCGTACTACGCGGACATCATTAAGGATCAGTGGAAGCTCCGTAAGGCCCAGGATCTTGGACGCCGCATGCTGGCGATCACGTCGGACGCGGATGAGGTCCCCGCCGCGCTGGAAGATATCCGCACGTTCCTCGATGACGTTGATGAAGAGCAGGAAGCGACTTCGATGTCGTTCCATGACCTGTTCGTCAACTGGACTGAACACCAGGATGATGACCGCCCGTCTTTGGAGACGCCATGGCCGCATCTCAACCAGAAGCTGAACGGTGGCCTGCAGCGCCAGCGTCTCTACCTGATTGGTGCTCGCCCGGGTTGCGGAAAGACAATCATGGGCGCCCAGATCGGGTTGTATTGCGCTCTCATGCACCAGAATACGCTTGTCTTCTCCCTTGAGCTGTCCAAGGAAGATCTCATGGGCCGCGTGCTGGCCTGCGGTGCTCATGTCCCCTACCGTGAGCTCACTTCGCGCAAGATGTCCCCGGACACAATGCAGAAGATCTCCCAGTGGGTTGGTGCGTCGGCTGGGATGAGTTTCGAGGTGGACGACACCCCGGATTACACGATCGAGGAGATCGCACAGGCGTGTCGGATTCATAAGCAGCGCAAGGGCCTTGACTGCGTGTTCATCGACTACGCCCAGTACTTGCAGATGTCGAAGGGCGACAACCGCGAGCAGCAGGTCGCGCATATTGCACAGGCGGCCCGCAATATCGCCCGCAAGCTGGACTGTGTGGTGGTGATGGCGGCCCAGCTCAACCGGAATCTGGAGGATCCCCGCGGTAAGCCGCGACTACCGGTGAAGTCAGACTTTCGTGAGTCTGGCGGACTTGAGCAGACGGCCGACGTTGCGTGGGTCCTGTCGCGGCCGGCCGACGAGAACGGCGAGGAGTCGAAGATCCCGATGATGAACCTGACGGTGGTTAAGAACCGTACTGGTACCGAGGGAACGTTGAGGTTGATTGAGCGGTTCGACCAGGCTCGATTCGATCCCGGGTTTTACGCGGTGGGCGCATGAAGATGTGGCGCACGAGGGATGAGTATGTGCAACATGCGTCATGTGACGGTTCTGTTGACCATACGCTCCCGCCCACGCGTGATGACGAAATACGCTGGCCAGATGAGGTGCCGAAGCCGGTAGCTGATCGCGAGGTCATTGACAGGGTCTGCGGCATGTGCCCTGTTCGCCCGGAGTGCATCAAGGCGAACTGTGTCGACAACAAGGAGCATTCGGTGTGGGTGGCTGGTGTCTGGCTGCCTACGCCCGCGGCCAAGGGCCGTCGCGCTGATCGTGAGCGTGAGGTTAGTCAGGTGCGGCAGGATCTCATCGACTCGCTGCCATTCGAGGAGGCTTGCCGGCCGGATCTCATCCTGTGACATAACCGTTATATGACTCGCGCTAACCCCTACGTAAGTTTGTCGTACCCCACTGCTAACGTAACCTCCGTGATGTTGACAGCGTCAGGCCAGAGGCTACGTAGACAGCACGGTACGCCTGTATCGGAAGGTAGCTGGAACTATGGCTCGGAAGCCAAAGTCCGCACGTCAGGCGGGCTCGGCGTTCGAATCCTTGATTGCCAAGGGGCTGCGCGAAGCGCTGGGGGATCCAAACATTCAGCGCGCGCCACGCTGGGGGGCGAAGGATAAGGGCGACATCGTCAACGTCCGAATCGACGGCCACGATTTAGTTATTCAGACTAAGGATGTTGCCCGATTGGACCTGCCGGATGGAACAGGAGACGCGAAGAAGCAGGCCGTGAACGCCGGGGCGCTGGCGGGGATTTTCATCCACAAGCGCAAGGGAACCACAGACCCCATGAAGCAGTGGGTGTCGATGACGGTTGCCGAGTTGGTTGCATTGATTAAGAAGGTGCCGGTCACTCCGGTCACCTAAAGGGAGCAAGGAGATTGTGGTGACTGCCACGCTTGGAATCAACGCACAGGACATGGATTGGCGTTCACGCGGGTTGTGTGAGCCCGAAGACACGCACTTCGATTCCCGGGACGACCTCCTCGAGGAGGGGATTGACCCGACGCTCGCTGATGTCATGGTGTCTCGCTCCGAGGCCGAGGCGAAGCAGATCTGTGAGATCTGTCCGGTGAAGCAGGACTGCGCCGAGTTCGCCCTGTCGAACGATGAGCAGTACGGCGTGTGGGGCGGAATGACCGAGGCGGAACGTCTGGCCCAGCGACCGGTGTGGTTGCAGATCAAGGGTTTTGTGTCGTCCAGCGGGATTGAGGACACTAGCCAGCTCCACCCGAACCCTGCGATCAACAAGAAGTACCAGGACCGTCTGCGTCGTGCCCGCGAGGCCCGCGACCTGCTGATGTCGAAGCCGGGGTTTGAACTCGACCTGGGGAGCTACTTGGGCTCCCACGACCACGGCGAGTGCATGAAGGTTGTCAACCTTGTGCTGCGTAATCCGTCGTTGAAGGCGGATGAGCTTGCCCCACAGATGGACCGCAAGGCGACGTGGTTCAATGTCGTTCTGCGCGAACTGTTTTCAACTCTCGGAGTCTAACTAGTTAGGCCATCTTAGTGTCCTGGTATACTAGAGATGGCCCCCTGTTGAGTTAGCTCCGGGGTGGCACCCCCCTCGATGTTCTTGACGCCGTCCACGCGCCGCCGAGGGGGGTTCTACTTTTTCACCTGTTTCACACTCAAAACCGCTCCGTAGACTCACTTTCCGATGGATGAGTTCTACTGGGGCGGTTACGTGTCTCTCGATGGTCAAGTCAGGTACCTCACTCAGAAGGTGAGCCTTGAGACTGCGCGCGCAGACAAGGCTGAGGCCAAGCTCCGCGACGTAGAGACGATCGTTACCCACTGGTCCAAGCAAAACGAGGAATGCGAACGCGGCGGCATGCCGACGCAGGTCATCTCCATTCCGTGGATCGCCCGACGAATCATGCAGGCGATCAAGTGATTACGGACAAAGTGGCGGACATCATCATGCCTCCGATCGAGAGGTTTCACGGTGTTCAGCTCTGCAAGCCAGTGCTGCAGTGGGCACCCACAGCTGCCGTCTTCTCCACCGCAGTGTTGGTCCTCGACCACGCACTCGACATCGCCTGGGAAGTTGAGAAGAAGGTGAGGGGACTGTGAAGGCTCCGAATGTCGTCCTGATGAATAGCAGTGGGGGCGCTTACCTTCGCCGCTGGCACATCATTCCACGGAACAAGTTCTTCAACATCTACCTTCATCACTTCCTGTCATCCGATGAAGACAGAGCTCTACATGACCACCCGTGGTGGTTCGCGTCACTAGTCCTCAGGGGTGGGTACTGGGAGCACCGTGAGGACGGCTGGATGAGGTGGCGGCGGCCCGGGTCGTTCGCAATCCGCAGAGCTGATACCGCGCACCGCGTTGAGTTGGACACCAAGATAGTGGAGGCCAAGGTTCCGGGCGTCTGGAAGACCTGGGTCGACGGCTTCGTGCGCCGCGACAAGCCGGCCTGGACATTGATTTTCACCGGCCCGAAGATCCGCTCGTGGGGATTCCACTGCCCACAGGGATGGATCCACTGGAAGCGATTCGACAAGCGGAACGGATGTGGTGAGCAGTGACCGAGGATGAAATGGTCAAGGAGTGCGTCTTCTGGCATCTCCAGGAAACTGTCTGCGACGTAGACGATATCGCAGACATACTGGGGACCTACGTACTACCACCAGACCAGGCCAACGAGTACACAGACGAAGAGTGGAGCGAACTGACTGATCGCATCGCTCCGCGTGTCTTCCACATGCTGAAGGAAGCATGGATGCTCATCGGAGGCACGCTGTGAACGCTGTGAACCCCTACTACGACGAACAGCGCTACAACGAGATCAACGACCAGGCCGCACTCGATGAGTTTGACGAGACAAGTGGCTACGCCGGCCACGACGACCACGCTCACGCGCAGATGGTTCCCGAGAATGACGAGGACGCCCCGGAACGTTGGGAGCGCGTACCCAACCGCGAGCAGATCCGCGGAGTGATGCGCGGAGTCCCCCAGATCCGCCGGTCTCGGATTCGTCGCCGCGTCGCACGCCTCCGGAAGAAGCACCAGTGACCACGCTAGTCATTGGATCGACAGCGGCCCGCTCGTGGTTCCCGAACTGGCGCGACCCGAAGGACTTCGATGCCTTCACCAATGAAGACCCGCAAGTCATCACAGCTTTCACTGGTGAGCTTCCCGGCGACCTGTTCTGGGACGACAGGCTGTACAACGTCATGGGTCGCGGGGAGCAGCGTCTCGCCACACCGGATGAGCTGTACACGATCAAACACTCTCACGCCTACTGGGAGCTTAGGAACGGCTCATGGCAGAAGCACATGGCCGACCTCCTCACCCTACAGAAGGGTGGCGCCAAGCTTCTGCCCGACTGGCACGACACCCTGTACGCCATCTGGGAGGACCGCCACGGCAAGAAGCGCGTCGACCTGACCATGGAGGCTGACGAGTTCTTCGCGGACGCTGTGACGCGCATCTACGACCACGACTCGATTCACCGGTCGGTCGCCTACACCCCAGGAAAGCCGATCTACGACGACTGCCTGAAGGACGGGAAGACCGTCCAGATGGATATGGGCAAGGTGTGGGCCCTCCCTCACGACCAGCAGGTGCGCCTGTTCCGTGAGGAGATCTACGTGACGGCCCTTGAGCGGATCATCATCCCGCGCAACTACCAGCACTCCCCTGGCGCCGCATATCAGTGGGCGTTGCGTCGAACTATCACGTCACTGACGAAGGGCGAGAGCGCGAAGTTCATCGTCTCGAACTTCGGCGAGTTCGTGAAACCGGACATGGACTACGTGCGCCACCACCAACTGCACAAGAGTTACCTGGAGGAGCTGTGAACCCCTACCCACTGAGCATCATCGAGAAGTTCGTGACGCTGCGCTGGACTGGCGACCACGGCTGGGATGCTTTCTTTTACCGCCTAGAGGAGGCGGGAGGCCGTGGTGTCTGGATCCCCGGCGTAGGTGACGCAGTCCTGATCGAAGCTGACCAGGACTTCGACCAGTCGTGGTTTGTGTTCAGTATCCGGGACTACTCGGAAGAGCGGTTCTTCAAGGTCACCTCCAAGAGTCACTCGTTCGGCGGGGTCGGACATGGGCACCTCGAAGAGGTCAGGGGAATTGAGATGAGGACGCGCATCTGGGAGGCGATCTGATGAAGTCATACACCGTGGAGTCGCTGAAAGAGGCGGTGTTCGAACAGTTCCCGAAGCCTGACAGTGACCGGGATCGGTGCGCCAGCCACCCGTTCTATGAGGCCCTTCTCGGACAGGAGTCCGTCCGCATCGACGGTATCGGGTGGGCGTTCTTCGAGCAGGAGCAGGAAGAGAACCGCGACTACTGGGACGAGGGTGACACATACCTGGTGTTCCGTGTCGAAGGTTTCGACGGCTCCAGGACGTTCTGGAAGTGGCCTGGCTACTACTCGTCGTACGCGGGTTACAGCCTGTTTTACGGGGGGCCGAAGGAAGTCAAGCCGGCCAAGGTCCAGCGAACTATTTGGGAGGCAGTGTGAGTTACACCATCGCGGAGCTCGATGAGGCCATCGAGAACGACGAAGCCCCATGGGGTGGGTCGTGGCATGAGTTCGAGTACATGTCCACCGGAGTAGGGGTACCTGGGATCGGCACTGCGAAGGTACTCGAATCGAAGGGTGGCGGCGAGGGTTCCGGTGAGGAGCGCTGGTTCGTGTTCTCCGTCGAGAACGCTGACGGCACGCGAATCTTCAAGCGCCACGGCTGGTATGCCTCGTTCGTCGGCTCGTCCTTCGATGGGCCAACCGTGGAAGTCAAGCCGGTACAGAAGACCATCACCGTTTGGGAGAAGCTATGAGTTACACAGTCGAAGATCTGGATGCCTCGATCGCGTCGGGCTCGTGGGACGACAATGACATCCCCGACCGGTACGGCTGCTGTGATGGGTGGGACGACTTCCTTGAGGAGCTGGAATGGGGCAAGAAGTGTGTCGACATCCCAGATATCGGAATTGCTGAGCTCTCGGAGCAGTTCGGCGGCGAGGGCCAGGGGGACCAGTATTGGGCCGTCGTGAAGATTCTCGGCGAGAAGGGCGAGACCCGCTACTTTCGGCGCGACGGCTGGTATGCGTCGTTCGACGGCGGCTACTACGAGGGCCCAACCGACGAGGTGTACCCAGCCACGGAGACCGTCACGGTGTGGAAGACGGTTGCGTGACTGAGGGGCAGCATCCTGTTACGCCACCAACTTCCGTTCCTGGCGAGGTTCGCACCGTCAGCGAGTCGGGCGGCGAGAAGGGTTCGAAGCTGGCACGTTTCGACCTCATCCCGCCCACCGTACTGTGGGAGCTCGCCGAGCACTACGGCAGGGGTGCCGAGAAGTATGAGGATGACAACTGGCGGCGCGGGTACGACTGGAAGTACTCCTATGCAGCCGTGCAGCGTCACCTGAACGCGTTCTGGGCCGGCGAGGACATCGATCCGGAGACCGGTTCGAAGCATGTTGTCTCCGCTGCGTGGCATTGCTTCGCTCTGGCGTGGTTCATGGTCAACAAGCCTGAGTATGACTCGCGGCCATCCGCTCGCTCGAAGGGGAGCCCAGAAGAAGGGCGCTTCCCGGACCTGTTTCACGGACTCATCCGGCCTAACTAGACTGTGTCCCAATACATTAGGAGACCGCATTGAGTGCACGGATCGTCACGCTCGACATTGAGCGCCAGGCCGGGTTGGCTGAAGTGTGGGACTTCTCCCCGAAGTTCATCAGGCCCGAGCAGTTCCGCGAACCACCGAGGACCATCTGCCTGGCGTGGAAGTGGCTGGGAGACGACGCCATTCACTTCGCGTCCGAATGGGATGACACCCATGAGGGAATGATCCGCAAGGCGCACGCCGTCCTCGATGAAGCCGACTATGTGATCGGCTGGAACTCGGCGAAGTTCGACATCAAGCACCTCAGGTCGCACTTCCTCGAATACGGGATCCTCCCACCCGCGAGTCATGTCGACATCGACCTGATGGTGAATCTGAAGCGCGAGTTTCAGTTCCTCTACAACCGGATGGCGTTCATCGCAGACACTCTCGGCTTGGACGGCAAGGACAAGACTCCACCCGGGATGTGGTCTGACCTGCGCTCCGAGAAGCGTGGAGTGGTCACTCGGGCCCGCAAGGCGATGGAGAAGTACAACCGTCGCGACGTGGAGCTCACCGAGGAGCTGTACCACCTCATGCTCCCATGGGTGAAGGGCATCAACCTGAATCTCTTCAAGCCCGAGGGAAGCATGCCGGTGTGCCCGAACTGCGGTAGCGGCAACTACCGCCTGAAGGGCACCCGCCCGACTGCCACACGCCTCTACCAGAGGATCCACTGCAACGACTGCGGCAAGTGGGGTCAGTTCACCAAGTCGGTCCAGTCGTCTGAAGTCGTCTAGGAGGGGTGCGGATGAGTTACACAACGCCAGCAACGGCGAGCGACCTCAAGCACCGGTTCAAGTTTCACGCTGCTGAGACGCGAGACAGGCGCGTTGCCCACGAAAGTGTGCGATCGGAGCTGTACATAACCGCATTGGAACTGGACCGGATTGTCCCACCGGGCCGTGAGAAGTCTCTGGCAATAACCAAGCTCGAAGAGGCGATGTTCTGGGCCAACGCCGCCATCGCTCGACACACAACGGAGTCCTGATGCCGATCCGCGCCGAGGACACGGTCCTCATCAAGCAGCTCGAGGATGTACTCATCGCCGAGCTTGACCGCCAGTATCTCGATGACGAGATCGAAGCCAGTGCAACCGAAGACAGTTACTTCGATGCGATAGACGGAGAGCTGAACGGCCGCCCCGACTGGTTCAAGGTCGTGACGAAGGTAATGGAAGCCTACTGGGAAGAGGAAGGTCGGTAGATGGCTGACCCAACAGCAATCGATATCGAGTACGACCCGCGCGTTCAGCGCATCTCCGGTGTTGCGACGCATGGCCTGACGCCGTTCGATGTGCCGTACATCTCCTACATCGGCGACAACCTCTGGCAGGGCGGATGCGCTGACGGGCTGATGCTCCCTGAGGACATCGATCACGTTGTGTCGGTGTACCCGTGGGAGCGCTACGAGATGGCGCGGGAGATCAGCTCAGAGCTCTATGTCGAAATGTACGACTCCGTCTACCAGGGGTTCGAGCAGATCGACGCCATTGCCACCTGGATCAACGTGTGCCGCAAGGATGGGCCTGTTCTGGTGCATTGCCAGGCTGGACTGAATCGGTCGTCCCTGGTGACAGCCAGGGCCCTCTACATGCAGGGCGGTATGAGCGGCGCAGACATCGTCGCCCATCTCCGCAATGTGCGCTCCCCCGCGGTGCTGTGCAACCCGGCGTTCGCCGCCGAGGTAGCTTCGTGGAACTGACGGAATGGCGGAAGATTCCCGGCATCCCTCACCGTTTCGAAGCGTCCAGGCATGGCGAGGTTCGCCGGCTGCCCTATGAGCTCGTCGTTCACAGCCCACACTCCGAGAATCCGTACATCCGCAGGTTCTCTGAGCAGATCCTGAAGCCGTATCTGCGGAAGCACAACACGAACATTGCGCACATGTATGTGAACGTGCAGATCCCACGGGTTGGGAAGCCCGCTGTTCCGCGTGCGCAGCGCGTGGCATTCCTGGTGGCTCTGGCATTCCATGGTGAGCCGCCGTTCGGCCGGCAAGCCTCCACGATCCGCTTCAAGGATGGGGATGTCACCAACACTGCGGCTTCGAACCTGGAGTGGATTCATCAGGTGAAGCGCCCCGGTTTCGAGGCGAACGATGCCCAGTCGGTCTATGAGCGGAACCTCACCGACTGGGAGGATCTCGACAAGTCATCTGCTGGGTTCATGAGGACGTTCTATCCGGAGCTGGCGGCGTGAGTAGGGATATATCCGTCATCCGCCTCTCACGAATCGAAGGGTACATGGTTCTATGACCAACAAGGTTGCCGTCGTGGGCGACTGGCACGGAAACTCGACGTGGGCGTCCAACATAGTCGAGTCACTCGCCTACCGAGGTGTTGAGCTGATCATTCACGCCGGCGATTTCGGATGGTGGGGCCCAGGGTTGCCGCGAGAAGCCTACCTGTCCACCCTGAACTCTGCTCTGTCCCGTCACGATATGGAGCTGTGGTGGGTCGACGGCAACCACGAGTACCACCCGGAGATCGTTGAGCGGGTCGCTGCCTCCGGCGGTGAACCTTGGTCGGATCCCGCCTACCCGAGGATCAAGCACCTTCCCCGCGGTTATCGCTGGGAGCTGGGTGGCTACATGTGGATGGCAATGGGTGGGGCCCACTCCATTGACCGGCAGCTGCGCAAGCCTGGAGTGTCGTGGTGGGATGAGGAGCACATCACCGAGGCCGAGGTGGATCGTGCAATCTCGGCCGGCCCGGTCCACGTGGTTGTGTCGCACGACTGCCCCCTCGGTGTCGACATCCCCGGAATCGCAGCGGACCCTGATGTCGACTCGATTACCAGCGGCTGGCCCCGGTCTGAGATCATCGCATCGAACGCGCACCGTGCAGTGTTGCGGAAGATCTGCGACGGGGTACGGCCAAGGATATTGATTCACGGCCACTACCACAAGCGGTATAACAGCCTTCTTCAGTACCCAGATGGCACGGCTACCAGGGTGTTCGGGCTCGCCGAGGATGGCACCCACCAGTTCAGCGACAACTTCGTCATCTGGGATTTGGGGTAAAATAGAGGGAGGAACCCTCTATGCCAACCCATTCGAAAAACGGGCCGCGTCCACGTGGCCGTGCGGGGGTTCGATTCCAGCAGGCCAAGAATCGCGTATTGCGTACGAATCAGATCTGCGCTTTCCGCGGAAACGGAAAGTATCCTGCGTGCGGCCAGCTGATCGACCTATCCCTCAAGTATCCAGATCCAATGTCCCCCACCGTGAATCACATCATCCCGGTGAAGGATCTCGCCTGGGATGACCCTCTGCAGTACAGCGTGGAGAATCTGGAACCGATGCATCTCGTCTGCAACCAGCGTCTCGGTGCGGGATCCCAGAAAAAGGCAGCTCACGTCACGTCGCGACGCTGGCGGGACTGATCCAGCAAACTCCGTGCTATACTAAACGCAGAGAGCTTGCAACATATTTCACTGTGAGGTAATGACACATGGCAACTGCTGCCACGAAGAAGGCCGAAGAGGCTCCAGCCGTTGAGGCTGTCGAGCCGGCCGTGAAGAAGCCAGTGGTGGCCGGCAGCTCGGAGGCTGCCACCATTCAGGCTGCGTCCGTTCAGCCGATCGTCGGTGCTGGACCTCATGATCCGTTTACCAACGAGGATCTCAATCTGATGGTGACCGGCCAGGCCCCAGCGAGCCGTCCGCGTCGCAAGTTCCCGACCAAGCAGTAACCCAAGCCCACAGGAGGGCCCCGGTCGGCGAATGAGCTGGCTAGGGGCCCTTTTTGTTCTCCTGTTTCACCCCGATTTTGTGCCTGTAATCTTACCTTCCGTAACCACGAAGCGGTTGCAGAAGGCCCGGGCTCGAACAAATTCCAAGCCGCTCGACCGGGCCGCCCAGACCAAGGGGTGGTGCCCTGTTCAGCCAGCGCCAGGGCTGGTGGTCGAATACCTGGCTTTAGGGTTGTCGTCCAACGGCAGGACCGTGGTCTCCAAAGCCGCTTATGGGGGTTCGAATCCCTCCGACCCTGCTCAGTACTTTGAGAACTAAATAGTGGATATCAAGTAAGTTTCATGGGGCTGTTCTGGTTTCGATTGCGAACAGAGTCCAGGGAAGCGTGCCGGGATGCAACGCCCGTAACAGTGCAAAACAAATTAAGCGCAGTCGATACTGATGCTGACTTCGCTGCCTGGGAAGCTGAGCTCGATTTCTCCGTTGAGGACATCGAGGCTGAGTTTCTCGTCGCAGCCTAGCTGAAGTCCGTTGGGGTAGAGCGGTTTACCCGTTCCGTCTACCAATCCAGCGTCGCTAATACGGGGACCGCAGGAATGGTTGGCAGACCGTAGCGCCCGCGCACCCGTAGGCTAAAATTGCAGCCCACTCGGGGGTAAATCCGAAGCAAATCCGCAGCCGTATGTCCAGTAGCTGGCTGGGATTACACCTGTCTGGACTACGCACGTAGAAGACTGAGTACGAAGAACGTAAGACGCGGGTTCGACTCCCGCCAGCTCCACTCGTGAAGCATGGTCGGGAATGGCCATAGGTAAGAGATGGTACAGAGCCCACTCCATCCGCCATGCTTCCAATCGGGATGTGGTGTAAAGGTAAACATGGCCGCTTCGGATGCGGGCGTACGCAGTTCGAGTCTGTGCTTCCCGACGCAATGAAAAAGTGTCAACTGAGTGTGTCCGTTTAGGACCGGCACGCCCACCTGTCGTCACACTGGTGGGAAAGACTTACCAAACCGGGTGACATAACAGCCACCCCGCCATCGTGCGGTCAAAAGCTCCCCCCACCTGGTTTGGCGGCAATCATTGGTTCGTGGTGTAACCGGCAACACGCTTGGCTGTTAACCAGGAAGTTCCAGGTTCGAATCCTGGCGGACCAGCGAGGGTGTAGCTCAAGATCAGCCGGCTTGATCCCCGGTAGAGCCCAGGCCCCACGTCCGGACGTGGCATTCCCTGGAGATCCTGGTTAGAATCCAGGCCCCATCAAGATTTCGGGCATGGCCGATAAGGTGCCGTAAGGCACTGAAAGGTGAGTGTGACAGCTCGCCACCCGTGAGGGCAATCCATGCAATCCACAACCCGACACCGTCCTCGAAGGGGCGGTGCGCCACCGAGGTACACATGGTCCAACGGCAACGTGCTGAGGACACCATGACCTAACGTAGGCCCGAAAGTGTTATCGACTAAGGCTGGTGTGGGTGCGGAAGGAACTGAGTCAGAGCCCTGGCAGGCGAAGGCGGGTTCCATGACCGATCTCGCGACGGGCGACGGCTCGCATGCGGTTGAGGGAGAGCGCGAAACAGGTCGCCAGCCTGAAGCGCGAGAGGCGTGAAGCATTCTGTAGCTCAAAAGGTTACGGACCTTCATGGGGAAGCACGTCTCCGGTCACAACATCTAGCTCAATTGGTAGAGCATCTGTATTGAGAACAGAAGGTCGCAGGTTCAATTCCTGTGATGTTATCCAAGCAAAAGACTTTCCCTGTCGAAGAGTTAAAGCGCCTTAATCCCCGACTGTGGAGCAGAATCGGGGCAGGACGAGCCCGCAAGGCGGATCCTGTTTGTAGGTCAGTACTGCAGCCATGGGACGGCCATCCCAACGGCGAAGGGAACGCCGCAGAGTAGCTTTCGACATGAACAGTGGTTCACAAGGACCAGGCGTACGCGCCTCCTGGAGGGATCTGGGGGACAAGCCGGGAAACGATAATCCGGTGAAATGGCGTGGTAGTGCGGTATTTGTCTGTAGGCCGCACCTCCAATCTCGTCGCGCATAGGTGAGCAACGGGGCCTGTAAAGCCCTTCCTTCGGGTGTGGAGGTTCGACTCCTCACGGCGAGACAACACACGAGAGGTACCACTCCCACCCGTGGGCACGGTGAGGGAAAGTAGGACCGTCCCCAGCCTGGGATCGTGTAGGCAGTGACGCTGGGCCTACTGAACTAAGCGTCTCCAATCTTGGGACTGACGGGGCACCCGTTCGTGGCTTGCGACACCAACATGAGGGCCCCTGCTCGCAAGGCCAGTCCTAGTGGGGAACACAGACGAGGGAGGGGCTCGACCCCGAATCGACTGCCCACCGGCCAGTGGAGAGGTGGGCCGACCGAAATGCCTTTCCAGCATTGGAGACTGGTGTAACCGGCAACACTACGGGATCTGAACCCGTCATTCTTGGTTCGAATCCAGGGTTTCCAGCGATTGTTGAGCATCAATTCAAACTGCTTCCCACCCCCGGCCCGAGCGGGTTAAAACTGGGCCGGACCGAACTAGCCGTTGGTAGATCGGATAACTACCCGCCCTGATCCCTGGTGACGTTAATTTACGGGGTCGCAGTCCGATGCCGCTGGCTGTGTTATCCAACCACGGATCCGAGATAGCGGACCTCTCGGTAGGGTGAATCGCGACACCCGAAACCGCACAATGGGGTTGTAGTTTAACAAGGTAAAACGCCGGATTCGCAGTCCAGCAGAGCCGAGTTCAAGCCTCGGTGACTCCACACATGCTGCGCCACAAGCCGGGGAGGCGCAGGGTAAAAGCAACTCGACCGGCATCTGGAGAGTGAAGCAGGGGCGAGTGCCCCGACCGGTGTCGAATACCGGGTAGCAGGTGATGCTGCTTGGGGATCAAGACCTCCGCTCTTCGCAACTGGTGGTTGGTGGTTCGAATCCACCTGCCCTCGTCGCCTGCCGTGCACGGTGGGAGCCAACACCTAGTTCGCGCGAAGGACTGTTGGTGCGTCAGGGGTATACGTCTCAACTGGCAGAGCGACCGGGAACTTTGGAGAGCTAACCAGCCAGGGAGCTGGGGCCCCCTGCTAAGGGGTGCGCGGTAGACAACCCGTGTGGATCGTGCCCACAGCCCTCCGCTTACCCCCACCCGCCTGGTGGCCACTAAGAGTGAATACAGGTTGCCAGAGGGGCTGGCATGAATGGGTGGGACTCCTCGGATCGTAGCTCAGTGAGGTGAGAGCGCCCGGTTGAAACCCGGGAGGCCCTTGGTTCGAATCCAAGCGTTCCGACGTATGAAGTGGAAACCACTCCTCGATGCCGGTGAGAGGCGAACCAATCCGGATATTGCGCGGTAGTGTAAGGGGAACATCTCGGTCTCATAAGCCGAGGCTCTGGGTTCGAATCCCAGCTGCGCAACCAGATGGAATCAAAGAAGATGGTCGCCGAGTATGCGGGGGAGTTGTTTCATGCCGAGTGTGCCTGAGAAGCATTTCTTTTATCACGCCTGTCATAGCGCTATGACGCCCGACGCTGTTAAGCGGTCGATTGACGCCCTGCTGTATGTCGCCGAGGATAGTGGGTTAAATGTTCACGGCGAGAACCTTGAGCTTTGGGTTAAGCCGGGTTGGTACCTGATTTGCGTTTCGGTTGGTTATGACGATGACGACCACCGTTCGCATCGCAGTCAGATGGAAATGGATGGGTGGCAGCGCCGTGCCTGACTTCTGGGGGCCCTTGCCTTCTACGGCTGAGGCTGAGCGTGCGTGCGCGTTCATCGGTTGGTCTTATGAGGGCGGGCATGCCACTGCTATCGAGATGTACCGTGAGAAGTTTGGTGATCTGCCGTGTTATGCGGTGGACGACCCGGATGGCGGGCTCTTAGCGGCTGCTACTTGGTTGCATCGAGCGTTGTGCTTGCTTGCTCCTGCTAGCCAGGAGCGGCCAGCAGCTAAGGAATCGCGGTTGGCCGGAAGGGTATCAAACCCTTTGCGCTAACTGCAATCTAATAAAGCAGATGGTTAAAGCTCAACTGCCTCTGTAGCTCAACGGAAGAGCGATGGCCTACGAAGCCATGCCTGTGGAGGTTCGAATCCTTTCAGGGGCGCACAAGGCCGTGGTGTAGCGGAAGCATTGCACACTGTGACTGTGCAGGGGACGGATCGTGCCCGTCCGGTCTGACCACTTAGGGGAAACGATGGCTGGCTTGCTGAAGGAAGATCCCAAGTTTCTCCAGCCGGCGATCGAATGGTTCAACAGCCATCCGGCCGTCGTGGCCCGTCGACAGCAGATAGCAGAGATCCTGCAGGCTGCCAGAGATGAGGCTGAGGGCAACGGAGAGGACGTGGATGACCTTCGTCCATGGCTTTCCTACGCCCTGCAGGTGAACGTGGCTCTGAATGGATCTCAGGGCCGCATTCCCACCATCCATGATTGGCCGGGGTGGGAACAAGCCGGGATGGCTGAGTAGTTAAGCGGCGGCCTGCAAAGCCGACCTACGTCGGTGCAGATCCGACTCCCGGTTCCAATAGGTCACAGGGGGGATCCCGAACTACGGGGGCTTCCCCGATATGCCGAGGTAGGCCATCTGGCGAGCCGCCTGACTTAGAATCAGGTGTATGCGGGTTCGACCCCCGCCCTCGGTACGCAATGGGGAGACAAAGAACATATACCGACGCCCAGGTGGCGGATGCGGTCGCTAGTTGCACGTCGATGTCAGACGTGCTCCGCAGACTAGGTATCAAGGTGGCGGGCGGTAGCCACTTCCATATGCGTAATCGTGTGGTACGCATGGGGTTGGATACAAGCCACTTTCGAAACACGACTGCCGGTCGAGGGACGTCAAACCGCCGAAAGGCGGCCACTGAGATCCTTGTGGTTCGCCCTGAGGGTAGTAACCGTGAAGATGTCAAACGCCTTCGCCGCGCACTGAGCGAGATCGGTCGTCCAGCGGTGTGTGAGCTATGCGGGTTGGATGATTCATGGATGGGGCTTCCAATCGTTCTGGAGATTGATCATATAGACGGCAACCCTCTCGATAACCGCGCCGAGAACCTGAGGTTTCTCTGTCCCAACTGTCATTCTCAGTGCGACACAAACAAGCCGTGGAAAGCTGCGGCGTAATGCTCGACTAGGCAAACCGGCAAAGCCGCCTGATTCAAACTCAGGTGCTTGCGAGTTCGACTCTCGCGTCGAGTACGCAAATCCCGACCGCCCTGACCCGGCGCGACGACGAAAGAGGTAGTAGTAGGCCATCGGGTGGCTGAAGACTACTCGGCCCCGGCCCCGTTACTGCCGGATATGGGCCTATAGCTGAAGTTGGGAATAGCACCGGACTCTTAATCCGGGGACGAGGGTTCAATTCCTTCTGGGCCTACTGGGACATAGTGAAATGGTTATCACTCCGTTCTGATAAGACGGCATCCTGGGGTCAGTACCCGGTGTCCCTACCACTTGGAGGTAGCTGTGTCATCCATGCTGCGACGTAGGACGTGTTGCCGAGGGTGTTGTGGCGGTGACATGTTGGCGTTGCGTCAGCGGGCCGCTGAGGATCGTCTGTGGCGGCGCGAGTGGGATTACGAAGAGTCCCGCGAGTATGAGGACTTGGAGATCATTAGCAAGGTCCGATGCGGCAGCACTGGACGGCCAGCCGCCTCCTAAGCGGTCGGATGGGGGTTCGACTCCCTCCTGTCGCGCAACATAATTGAATACCTATGCGTCCGTAGTGTTTAACGGTCTAGCACGTCAGGCTTCCACCCTGAAAGTTTCGGTTCGATTCCGTGCGGATGCTCCATGGCTGGTTAGTCTGAGACGAAGGTTGGCTTACATCCAACTAAGCAGGGTTTGATTCCTTGACCGGCTACCAGGCCCTTATAGCTTAGTAGGAAAAGCTCCGATCTTGTAAATCGGCGTGCGGCGTTCGAATCGTCGTAGGGGCTCAGCTCTTTTTTGCACAATAGGTCCGTCAAGAGACCTACACCAACAACTCGCGGGCGAATCTGCGAGTGCTGTGCCCCAATCATCATGCGTTGACTCCAACATACGGAGCACGCAACAAGGGGCACGGTCGTCCACATCGCCGGAAGGCGGCTTAACGGGGTGCTGTCTGGTGAGACTCCGAGTTTTGCAAACTCAGAGGCGGGGTCCGATTCCCCGGTACTCCACATTGTGTTCCGATAGGGTAATTGGTCATCCCACCTGATTTTCACTCAGGAGAGTGCGGGTTCGAATCCCGCTCGGAATGCGGGAGTTTTGGTCAAGCAGCTCCAGGGTTTGATTCCCAGAAAGTTGACCCGTGAGGTACGCGTCAAGTCCAACAATCCCGGTGTCGTCTAGCGGCCCAGGACGCCACCCTGTCGAGGTGGATACACGGGTTCAAATCCCGTCGTCGGGACGTGAGTATGGAACTAGCATTCTCGGTCACCCTTGATGACTGCCAGGTCGACACATTTCGTGCCGGCGGCAAGGGTGGGCAGAATCAGAACAAGCGGGAAACCGGTGTCCGAGTCACTCACAGGGCTTCCGGCGCCGTTGGTGAGGCTCGCGATGAGCGCAGTCAGTTGCAGAACAAGCGGTTGGCGTTCAAGCGCATGGCGCAAACCTCAACGTTCCGCACATGGGTGAAGCGTCAGTGTGGCCAGGAGACGCTTCTGAAGGCCCGAGTTGAGCGCGACATGTGGCCGGTGAACCTTAAGACGGAGGTTCGTGATGACGGCCAGTGGGTCGTCAGCAATGGTTCGTTGGTGTAAAGGCAGCATCCCAGATTCTCAATCTGTAGGTAGGGGTTCGAGTCCCCTACGAACTGCAACAGCCCCAGGTCTCTGACCTGGGGTTTTTTGCGTTCAGGAGTGAAACAGGTGGGCCCGTAATGTACTCGACATGGCAATGGGAAACCCCACTTTCTGGCGGTGGCTCGGGATGCTCATCTGGGCTCTTCTGAAGCGTCAGGGCCTTCTGTGACCGCGGTGGAGGAACGCCTCATCCCGGGTTGCTTCGATGCGATGTCGAAGCGCCTGGGGTGCAGGCTTCTATCCGAGGTTGGGGAGCGCTACGGGTCAATCTTCGATGTTGCATTCAACGGCTACTGCGAAGAGGGCACGGACTCGGTGTACTTCGAGGTGGACGTGATCTACCAGAGCGCTAAGACATCCCAGAAGGCCATTCACACGAAGACGTACCACTTCATTGGCGACATCATCAAGGAGCTGCTCGAATCGTGATCAATACCAAGAAGTTTTCCACCCGCATGAAGACCAAGAGCGGCGGCGAGGTCAACATCGACGCCATCGGCACGCGGGAGGCGGACATCCTGGTGCAGATGGATACCGACCACGCGAGGTGGGCGGCCACCCGTCTCACCGTGGGGGAGATCAAGCAGCTGCGCAAGGAGCTGAAGAAGGCCCTGGAGGTGCTGGGCAAGTGAGCTACACACTGCTGAACTCGAAGGTTGTTTCATTCGCGAGTGAGATCGATCAGGCCACCATCGAACAGGCCAACGAGATCGCCTCGATGCCGTTCGTCTACCCGCACATTGCGTTGATGCCTGATGCCCATTCGGGTAAGGGCTCTGCGGTGGGCACGGTGATCCCCACGGTTGGTGCGGTGATGCCGGCCGCGGTGGGTGTGGACATCGGCTGCGGGATGATCGCAGTCAAGACGCGCTTCACGGGCGACCGGCTGTTCGGTGCTGGGATGAGTCGCGACCTGGGGTCGTTGCGCCGACAGCTCGAAGAGGCCATTCCGCTCTCCCCCGGCAACTACAACTCGACGTTGTCGAGGTTCTCATTCACGCGGAAGCGTCACGAGGAGTTGACCCAGCTCCAGCAAGACCTGGATGTGGACCTGTCGCATTCGCCGAAGTGGATGGAGCAGCTTGGATCACTCGGCGGCGGCAACCACTTCATCGAGCTGTGCGTGGACGCCGAGGACAATGTGTGGCTGTTCCTGCACAGCGGTTCTCGTGGTGTGGGCAACAAGATCGCCCAGCGCCACATCAAGGCCGCACAGGTGTTCTGCGACCAGATTGGGGAGAAGCTGCCCCACCGAGATCTGGCGTGGCTCATGGAGGATACGCACGGATTCAACCGGTACATCAAGGATCTGGGGTGGGCGCAGCGTTTTGCCTATCTCAACCGCGCCGAGATGATGGATCGCTTCGTGCAGGTGTTCGCATGGTGGCTGGGCGTGCAGCCTCAGCGCGTCGAGCTGGAGCGCATCAACTGCCACCACAACTACACGACCCGCGTGCTGCACGGTGACAAGTACGTGTGGCTGACTCGCAAGGGCGCTATCGACGCGACCGAGGGCAAGCCGGGTGTCATCCCCGGATCCATGGGCAGCCGGTCGTACGTGGTGCGCGGCAAGGGGTACGCACCTGGCCTGTACTCGGCACCACATGGGGCGGGTCGACGGCATTCGCGCAGCCAGGCCAAGAAGCTCTTCACCGCACAGGATCTCGCTGACCAGATGCAGGGCATCGAGTGGCGGTCGGACATCGCAGAGAAGCTGGTGGACGAAATCCCCAGCTGCTACAAGGACATCGACCAGGTGATGGCCGATGCGGAACCCCTGGTCGACGTGATCACCACGCTGCGCCAGGTGCTCAACGTGAAGGGGACCTGAGATGGGCTACAGAAAACCAACCGAGCGGGACATGGCCTACGCAGCCCTGATGGACCGCGGCTGGTCTGTGCCGCACATCATCAAACACAGGTTTGGTGTGACGTGTTTTTATCGCAAGGAGGACGTGCTACTGGTCATCGGATACGACTCGAAGGACGGTCGGATCAACCAGCTTTCCTGGTTTTCGAACGACGTGCCGAGCGGGGAGACGATGGCCGCGGGTGATCGCTTCCGCCGCGCGATGGAGATGATTCACGGCACGCAAGAGGGGGGTGTAGACAACGAATGAAGTGGGATGAGGATCCGATCTGCCGACAGATCGGCACCGCGTTGTTCTACCCGCCGGCCGGGAGTGCAGGGAACTCGGCGAAGCGCGCGTGTGTGTAGTTGTGCAATGTCCGTACACAGTGCCTCGAGGCAGCCATGGCTGAAGAACGCGGCCAGTGGCGAGACATGCGCTTCGGTGTGCGCGGTGGGCTCAACGCGTCGGAGAGGTTCAGGCTTGCCCAGGACCGGGGTGAAGTGTTCGAGCAGGCAGCGTGACGGGCAATGCGTGGCCTTACTTCGTGGCCTTGGTGGCGCTGGTCGGTGTGTGTGTCGGCATTCTCGCCATCTCTGGGCATATTGACGAGCCGGCTTACTGCGGGCAGCACCCGATGATGCAGCTGTGCGAGGCCGAATGACGTTCCAAGATCGGCAGATTTCTTCTGCCGCAAGTGTATGAAGAGGATTTTAACCGTGAGCATGGATGAGTATCAGAAGCGCGCATTCGGAACCGCTATCTACCCTGGTGCTGGCGACGCCGACTCATACACCGGGTTGTCGTACGTGGCAATGGGTTTGGCTGGCGAGGGTGGTGAGGTCGCCGGCAAGGTGAAGAAGATCCTCCGCGACGACGACGGGATCATCGGGGACGTTGCGCGCGCGAAGATCGCCGACGAGCTCGGTGATGTCCTGTGGTATGTGGCCTTGCTCGCCACGCAGCTCGGCGTGAGCCTGGAATCCATCGCGTCCAGGAATTTGGCGAAGCTGTACGACCGGAAGGACCGCGGCGTGATCCAGGGGTCAGGCGACGAGCGCTAAGGCGTGAAACAGGTAGCGGGATAGGTTCGTTCACATGGGCAAACATCACATACAGAAACTCCTCGAAGAGTGGATGCGGCTAGCGCGGAGCCAAATAGTGCTCTTCAGTTACGAAAGCAGAAGCTTTTTGCGCTACACCAACACCGCCTACTCCGGGGAGGGTCTCTCGCAATGAGCTACTACTGGTTCAACAGCAACCCGGCCGTTATCGGCGAGAAGGTCAATGTCAACTATGACTTGATCGAAGCTACTCCGAACATGCGCCGCGCAAGCCTGAGCAACGCGATGCTGTTCGGTGGCCCAGCACTTCGCCAATGCCTCGAGTCTGCCCCACTGGTCGGAAACCACAAGCACATCTTCGTGGACACCAAAGTGTCGATGCTGATGCCAGGCTGGTGGCCGGCGATCCCTGGCTGGCACACGGATGGTGTCCCCCGCTACAGCGTGGATGCCGCGTCGGTCACCCCTGCGAATTGGGGGAAGCCATCTCTCCCCTTGCAGATTTCCAGGCACTTCGAGGGGTACAGGCCGATCTATCACACTGTGCATGTCGGTGTGGACTGTGCGACTGAGTTCATCGACGGGCTCCTGCATCTGCCGATCGACCACGATGAGGACGAGCAGATGTACTCGGAGATGACTCGGAAGGTCAACGAGTGCCACACGTTGCGGAAGCTGCGCGCCCCACTGGGTAAGTGGATGACGTGGGACTGGTGGAACATTCACCAGGCGACGCAGTCTGAGCATCGCGGGTGGCGTCTGCTTGTCCGAGTCACTGAGTCTGATCAACCGCCGGCCGAAGAGGATTTCATCCGCCCGCAGAATCAGGTGTACGTCCCAAGGGAGTTTGGCTGGTGAGCCAGGTCATCATAAATCTCCCAGACTGCGGGAAGATCTCGTCGTCAGGTGTATCGCACGACGTACTCACCGTCGACACCAGTGAGTGCACACCTCCCGGCCCTCCACCGATGTTTGGTACCGGTGAGATCGTCGCGACAGTCATCATTGTGCTCATCGTTGTCGCGGGCATCTCTGCTCTGTTGATCCAAGCCAGTGAGCAGAGGCCAAAGATCCTGGAGCAGAAGCGGTTGGCGCGCCAGGCTCAGATTGACGGCCGGGTGGCGCTCGCGAAGGCTCGCCGCCAGTGCCTCACCTGCGGTGCAGCCTACGACCCAGAGTTGCCCTGAGCCGTAACAACATTCACGCAGGTAGGAGTGCAACAGATGAGCAACCAGATAGCTTTCAAGGCGACACACAAGGAGTTTCCGGTCAAGGTGGGGATCGTGGTGCGGTGGGACGAAGGCGCCACCAACGAACAGATCGCGGAAACCATCACTCTCGGATACGCGACCGCGATGAAGAAGTTGGACGAGAAGGCATGAGTAAAGTCTGGTTCATTGCAGACCTACACATCGGTCACGCGAAGGTAGCCAACTACCGCACCAAGGGTTGGATCCTCCCGAGTTACCTTGGTGCCCAGGTCGACGCCCACGACCGGGCGCTCGCGAACAACTGGGACAACACAATCGGTGTGGACGACGTTGTGTGGGTGTTGGGTGACATTTCATCCGGGAGCACTGGCGGCCAGCGTGCGGCCCTCTCATGGCTCAAGGTTCGCCCCGGGCGGAAGCGCCTCATCGCCGGCAACCACGACGGTGTACATCCGCTGCATCGCGACGCCCATAAGTGGGCCGACGAGTACTCGCAGGCTTTCGAGTATGTTGCCTCAGGGGCCCGCATCAGAATTCCGCTTGCCCCGCCAGGCCACATGAGTGCCCTGCTGAGCCACTTTCCGTACACGGGTGACCACACCGATACGGACCGCCACGCACAGTGGCGTCTAAGGGATGAGGGCATGCCGATCATCCACGGACACACCCATTCAGTCACCCCACTGTCATGGAGTCTTGGGCCGGCCAGCATGCAGATCCACGTCGGTGTAGATGCACATGAACTTCACCCAGTGCCGATGTCGTGGGTGACTGAGCGGATCCAAAAGGCGTACCGATGATTTCAAAGATGTCCGCAGAGTAGTTGAGTAACAACAAGGAGATGCCGATGATGATGAAGAAGATGGCCGTGCTGGCTGGCGTGGCAGTGGCTGCCGGCGTTGGGCTCACCGCCTGTGCAACCGACGCGGACGTTGCGTCGCAGAACCTGTCGAGGGACGCCGACAACTTCAAGATCGACCGTCGGATCGTGTTCTACAACGGGATCACCGACGAGTACATGCTGACCATTGAGGGCCTGTGTTCGATCAGCGATTCCGGTGGGCAGCTCGAGGTCACCTGCAAGACTGGTCCCAACGAGTACAGGAAGCACTTCCTGGGCCTGTCGGATAACGTGACGTACGTCGCGGAGCAGCTCGAAGGTGCGGATGTGTCCACCGACCACTACAAGGTGATCTTCAAGCCCGAGTCGATCATCCCTGACATCGATCGCGGATGACGCTAGCAACCGAGTTCTTCACGGTCGTCGCCGTTCGGGGGGACGGCGCGATCGTGTCGGACACTGACATGAGCATCAACTCGCACCGAAGTGTGCGCTCCTACAAGACAATTGGTGCCGCTCGCAGAGCGATTCAGGTCGGCGCGAAGATTCCCGATGTCCAGGATTACTATGATGAGCAGTGAAGCCATCGCCCGCGCGAAAGCTATCGTCGCCGAGTCGCCAGCGATGTCGCAGGATCAGCTAGACCGCATCGGCATACTCATCGGCCTCACGCCAGTCGAAGACGACTCCCTCACCGTGGAGCGCCTTGGGCGTGGCCTTGCCCAGCGGGTTGACTGTGATGCAGCGGCATAACGTCTGGATGACGGCACGCTTGCGGTCGATGGACAGCGCGGCCCACGCGGCGTCAATATCGTCTGCGCATGCGATGTCTTCCATCACGTATGACGACGCCATGCCACGTAACGCATCCTCGACCTCATGAAGCCGCTCCTGGATCCTCAGCGTCGCAGTTTTGATCTGGCTGGCAGTCAACGTACCGTCAGCGAAATCCACAGCCAGAGCGTCGAGCCTGGACCGCAACGCGACCGACTCCTGGGTGAGTGCCTCGGCTTTCTCTTTGTTGCCTTTGTCGCCCTCCCATAGGACTGTCTTCAACTTCTCCACCATGACGTACTCCACGAACTCTTCGATCGGCTCTGCCTTCCGGGAGATCTTGTGGCACGCTGGAGTTTTGCACCGATAGATGGGTACATTCGGTTGGCGTACACCGGTCGCCAAGCCCTCACCGCAGACGCCGCAGTGCAGAATGCCACCGAGAAGCCTTGTCCGCACCCGCGGGCCCTTGAACTGCCTGCCGGGGGTTTCCAGTATCGCCTTGACGGCTTGCCACGTCTCCTCTGGAACCAGGATCGGCCAATCGCCACGGCCGACGATCTCACCGCGGTATGTGCGGTAGCCGGCGTAGCGGGGACTCTTCAGTACGCGCGCGACATTGCCGCTGGTCCAGGGTCGGTTCTTCTTCGTCGTGAACAGTTTCGCGTCATTCCACCGCCTGGCGATCGAATACAGTGACACCCCGGCGAGTACGTCTGCGTAGGCGTGCTGCACAGCGTCAGCCTCTGCTGGCACTATCCCCGGGTTGTCGTGATCCTCGGTGTATCCGAATGCCCTTGGGCCCCAGCCCTTGCCGGATCCTGCGAGCTGCTCGAATGCGCGGACCTGTCGCGCACTCTTGCGTTCAACTTCGCTGCGAGCCACTGCACCCTTGATGCGGGCGTAGAGTCGGCCGTTGTCGGTGGCAAGGTCGACCTCCTTGTCCACGCTGGCAAGGTTCAGTCGCTTCTCGTCGGCAAGGTCGATGAGATCTTCCAGCTCGCGCGGCTGGCGGTACAGGCGGTCAAGATCCCAGACGACTACGCCACCTATCTTGTCCGCTTTGATATCGCGGAGCATGCGCTGGTACGCCGGCCGCACACCCTTGCTGGCTGACTTGTCGTTGTCGACGTATTCGACCCAGTCCCAGCCCTTCGACTCGCACAGTTTGATTAGGTCTTCCCGCTGCCGTTCAACACCGAGCGTGTCACCCGCCACCTTGATGTCGGAGATGCGGAGGTACATGGCGGTCTTCATGGTGTCCGATCGTACACCAGGCAATGTTGACGTGTTCACACTCCTAATGGATTGCTAGCCTATCTAATATTCTGGAGACAGAGGAAAACCCCGGCCCCTAATTATCAGGTTGCCGGGGTTTTCGTCAGTCCCTATCCACCAGATGTGTCCACGCGTCAACCATCGCAGCTGACCACGTTCGAGGTGAGGTGGACGGAGCCGCACGCACACTTGTAGGGGACCAGTGGGGTGTAGCGGGCCTTCTTTGTGCGCTTGATTCGGCTGCGAATCCTCCGCATCTCCCGCAACGCCTCCCCCTTGTGTGCGTACCGCACTTTATTTGGTGTCGGGCAGGCCGTCACTGTCCCATCCCCTTGTATGCGTCGAGGACGGCGATGTCGTAGGCTATGCGGCCCATGTGCATGTAGTAGGTGGGCCCAGTTCCCCTCCTGCGCCGCGTCGAGAGTGCGATGCGGGTGAGGCCAAGGTACTCGGCTGCAGCTTCCTCAGAAAGCCGCACAGCGCCCGGAGTGACACCCTTGGGGGCCGGTGTCCACCTGCCGGCGAACGGGTTGATCACCTTGGGTGGAGTCACCGGCTTCGCGAGGTCGTGAAGGTTCACGACAGAACCTCCATGTCTTCCCAGTTGCGGACACCGACCCACTCCAGCAGCTTCTCCCACGTCATCGGCTTGATGCCCTGTCGCGCGGAACGCGAGCCGTCCTGTGTGACGTACCAGCCCTTGTCGAGCTTGATCGCGGCGTACAGGTAGCCGTTCCAGTTGGTGAACCGGATGACGCTCCCGATGGACTGCGGCTCGACTGGTTGCGCGTTCTCGTATTCCTCCTGCGCGACCTCGAGTTCGTGCGTGAGGTCGGCGATGCGTTCCTTGAGCATGGACACGCTGACCCCGGTGTGGGTGATGAGGGACTGAGCCACGAGCTACTTACCTTCCTTTTGTGGTTGTGCGGTTGCATGGCATGCACGGCTTGCCTGCCAAAGATCTTTCAGCACCGCTTTGACGATCAGACGCGTCGCACGGGCGTGCTGATGCCCCGCCGACAGCGGCGAACCGGGCTGCGCAGGTTTACCTTTCGGACCACACCGTTGGCATTCCACAACGTGGACAGCGTCCGCGTATCGCTCCCGGCCCGCGTCGTACACCTGTCGATACTCGCCCTTGGTTTTGATGCACGACTGCGCGACCAGCCACAACCGCATCCTGGCGTCTGGGTTCCAATTACTCTGCACCCCACGAGATCTGTGCACCGCTTTGCCGGACTTGATGGAAAGCCCGCTGAATGCGCACAGTTCATCGAATGTTCGCGGCCTGTCATACAGGTCATTCCAGTATGGGTCGCCCAGTGCCGCGAGGAGTCTGGCAGCCTGCTTATAACCCACTCCCGTAGCACCTTTCACCCATGTGCCGAGTGGGTGTCGGGCCATCACCTTCTCTAGGTGTTTGGTGGCTTGTTTCTCGGAATCCTTGAGTTGTTCCACCAGTCCGGTGAGTGCGAGCACGTCTGGGTGTTGGATGGTGAGCCCGTAGATTTCAGGGTCGGTGAGTGAGCGGAGTCGGTTCTCGTTGGCGATGCGTACCCGTTCGAGGTCGTCCACCACTTCTGCGGCGAGGGCGAGTGTCGGGTCTGCGAGTAGTGCGGACATTGTTGGTTCCCTTCCAGTTTCGTGAGTTGACGCCAAGAGTGATGGGCAAGCCCAGTTGACCGCATAATTGCGGTGGAGGTCTTCTGTCATCACTCTTGGCAAGTTGGTGCACACAGCGGGTGCCGTCACATTGTTCGCGCAATGGCGAGGCTGTGGTGCTGGCCCGCTGTGTGCAAGTTTGGTGCCGAGCCGGGTGCGCGCCACATGGCCGCAGCTGCAAACTGCGGTGGTTGGTGATTGTCCCAGCTCGGCAAGTCTCATGAAACCGGGCCCGACAGCTCACCCACCGTCGACACATCCTGATCCATCAGCGCATCAACCAAGCGTTCGTAATACGACACCTGACTGCGCACCGACTCGATATGGCGCATCCGCCCATCGATAACAACCCGCAGATCTTCGGCGGTGCACTCCCGTAGCGGCTTCCACTCATTGCTACCGACAGCCACCAGGGCGTTAAGTGCCGCCTGCCATGCGTCACGCACCCGGTCGACCTTGCTCGACTGTGGACGCCGCGATCCGGACTGTGTTCGCCGCGTCGCACTGATCGCCGCGTTTCGCTTGTTGGCCAGCGCGATTCGCACACTGGGCACCAGTGCTTCGACGTAGAACGCGCGGGCGTCATCGTCGGGGGTGAGCTTCGCGACCATCTCGGCCACATCCCACGGGTTCGACAGGGGGTGCTCTTCGATTACCTGATTGATCAGTGTGGACAGTGACATTTGTTTGATCCCTTCTGTTTTCGTGGTTGTTCCGGTAGGCGAGGGCGGTAGTGTCGACCGCGAAGTGTGCGGGGGGCATGGTCTGTCCCGCCTATCGGAAGTTTGGTGCCGGGGAGGTGGTTCTCGTTTGACCGCGGGTTGCGGGGTCCGTTCATTGTCCTCCCCTGGCAAGTCTCATTTGCCGGACTTCTCTTTCGTGATGCTCACTAACGTCTTGCCGGTTCGGTGCACCCGCGCCACCCGCTCGGGGTAGACGGACACAAACTTCTCCCCCTGGCCGTCGAGCCGCCCGCCAACGAAGGTGAGTTCATCCTTGCCCTGGGATGTCTTGCGTGCGTAGCGGAATCGGTACCGACCACGCTTGCCCTGAATGGATACCTCGGTCCCTGGGATAAGGGTCGTACGCCCAGGAATGTGGAACTCGTATATGCGGTCATCGGTCTCCGGCTTACACCTGCGCTTCGTGTTCATGTCCCGTACCCACAACCGTTGGGCCCATTGCAAACTGGCAGCCTTTGGCCAGTCTCGCCGTCGTAGACCAGTGACGGCCTCTCAGTACAGCGAGGACAGGTGGTGTCGAGAATGCGAAGTGCCTGCAGCGCCGCGGACTCCTCCTCGAAGTCGCCGCGCGCCCTGGCCCCGATAGCCTTGATCTGCCAGAGGAGGCGGTTTGATTCGCACACCTCCAGATCGCCACTACTCATGAAGCCACCAGATACGTGAGGACCGCAATCCATGCCGGCAGTGACGCATACAACGCCCACGCGTACCTCATGACGCCTCAGCTATCCGGGCAGCCACCGTCTCGCAGATACGCCCAAGTGACCGCTGCGCCTTGTAGTACGGGTCATAGCTGTACCGGACGGCCTGCGTTTCGAGCGCATACTGCACCACGCCAGCTTCCTCGGCGGTCAACTCAACCTTCACTGGTATGCCCTCCCTGTCTCCTGTAGGTAGTGAGCGAATGACTCCATGCCAGCGCAGTCCTCGCACCAATCGCCCCGAGAGATCAGGGCCTCACACCCGACGCACTCCCACATGTCATCGAACGGGTCATACGTGCAGTCGATGGACTCGTTGTGGTAGTAGCCGCATCGGTCGCAGTGCGCCCAGCTCGGCCCGTCTACATGTAGTGACATCGTTCTCCCTTCGCTTTGTGAATCTATGTCCGTACCTGTTTCACCCCGTGACCTGGTGAAACGGTCCCGAGAGACCAGAAAGCCCGCCAGTACTCGACTGACGGGCTCTCCTACCTCGCGGGGTCTAGAGCTTGGGACCGAGCACCTGCCAGCAGGCGAACACGATCCCCAACAGAATCCAGAACCACATGGAACACACCCCCTTTAAGCGATAGCCCGATTGAATTGCGCGCTCCGTCCAGCGGCGGCGCCGGCCTCCCAACCACTGCGGTTGTAGTTCGACTGCCGCTTGTCGCGAGCCTCAGGGAATGCCTTCTGAAGTGCAGCCTCGGCGCGCTGCGAGTCCCCCTTGTAGAGCACGAGGGCACCGGCCGCGGTCACAGCCTTGTCTTCCTGTTCCCGCACGCGTTGACCGATCGTGTTGGCGAACCCGGCAATCCATGCCCGCCGATAGGACTTGACACCGCCACCGTAGTATCCGGGGTGTGCCAACTTGACCTGTCGCATCATCTGCGGCTGCAGGATGCCCCACAGGAACTTCACACGCTCGATGTGCCGTTCCATCCCGAAGACGTTCACCACGTACGAACTGTTAGTGCGGGTGCAGACGCACCGGCAGTGCAGAGCTCTTGCGATTCCGTTCAGCAGCAGCAGTTGCGCGGACTGGTATGTGCCGGTGAGGTTTGCGGCCCACTGGATCGCGTCAGGCATATCGGAGATGTCTAGGTTCGCGCGCTTGGCGTCCACCTGCGCCATGTCCAACCCGTACTTCGCCAGCAGTTCGAACGCTTTGGCTTGGAACACCGACTCTTCGGGTGTCCCGGCCACGTCCTCGGCTTGGCGTAGCAGTTTGGCAACCTTGTCGGTCACCTTCTGTTTCTTGTCCAATGTTCTCCCTTTCCTAGTGTTGATGGTCGTGAATCCACCAGGCGCACAACAGGTCCGAAGAACTGCTGTGCACCCTGCCTACTCAGTAGTTGTTCCGACAATCACAATGTCGGTCACGCTCTGATAGAAGGCCGTCGAGTACAAGCCGCGCAATGACTCACCGTTGCGAACCCGGGTCCATCGTGACATGTCGGCGTTGTACTGCCTCTCTGCACGTTCGAGTGTGCTAGCCCACTGCACTGTTGCGCCCAGCTCGCCCGTACTCGAGTCTTTTATGGTCATGATTATGGCGTACGGCCACCGTTTACCCGAGCGGACAAACTCGTGGCCGCCGTGACGTGCGAAATTCCTGATAAACATTCCCTGACCCCTTCCCACTATTAACAGAGTCAGAGTCGACATAAAGGTGCCAGGTGGCGAATAACCCACCGCCGCAAGCGGGGGAAGGGGTTGCCGCGCACAGTGAGTCACTGCAAGCCACTTGGCGCCCATAAGTCGACTCTCACCCTAGGTGTGAGCACACCAGGCACACAACGAGTTACCCCCGCTGTGTCCCCTGCCTACTCACCAGTGCATTTCGTCATCACGCGTAGGTTGGGTACCTGCGTGGTGACTCTGGCCATCCCGGGTCAGCGAGCGCGTTACGCATCCAAGACCCATCGGGGAGTGCGTTGATCGCTTCGATCGCCGCGTCGTCGCCAGCTTTGGCCAGCTTCACTATCTCGATTTGTTGTGGTATGTCATGAGGAATGTCCATTTGCCGTTCCCTTCCAGTGTGTTTGACCTTTTTCGTCGGTTGCATGGCACCGATCTGATCAGTACCAATCGCCCGTCACGTTATCCTTGACGGACCACCTCTGAGTGTTCGCCAGAACGTCTATGGCTGCCATGATCTCCGGAGTAACTTCGTAAGTTTCCGGATCCTCGTCATGTTCCATGGTTAACCCCTTCCCGTGTGCGCTGCCTACCGACAGCAAAGAGCTCACCGACCATGCAGGCCGATGGGCTCTTCTCCGTGTGTAGGTGCTGTGGTGGACTTCGGTTCCCGAATGTCTACGTTCATGTTCGTCCCTTCCCGCGTGTGTGCTGCCTGAGCTGACAGCAGGGGATGCGCGGATGCAGGTCATACCCACAGCCGTGCAACCCCCTCCATGCTCAGGTGATCTCGTCATAGTCGACCAGGACATCATCGTCGCTATTCGCGCCGATCCAGCCCAATACATCCTGCAATGCCAGATAATCAGGCACCGCATAGAGCTGGCGAAGATACGCGAACGCGTCGACCTGAGTCCTGTGCGCTGTAGCGTTCAACCCGCTTGCGTGATGATTGATAGCCACTAGCCAAACAATCATGGTGACTTCCCTTCCCGTGTGTGTTGCTGTGAGTACAGCAGGCAAGTCACAGCACAAGTCTGTGACTCACCCTCCCTACTCACACTCGTTGTCTCAGTTCCTCTAGATCTTCGCGTGCCTCACGCTCGCGGATCTCTTTACACAAGTCACACAAGTCATCACCGGGAGCAGCTTCGGCTGAGTAACACTCCACGCACACCATTAGGCGTACACCCTCCCAGACTTATCGAGTTCGACTACCGCAGCTGGGACGACGTGTCGCTCGCCGGCCCAAGACTCCGCATGTAGTGCGCGGCGCTTAGACCTTGCGCCACCTCAGGCCAGACATAGCCAGCCTGTCCACTAGTGCATTGATCTCACGACCCGAGCGGTAACCCACCCGATCCCGTGTATGCGCTGCTAGACACAGCAGACGGCACGCGAACAACGATGCTCGCGTGCCATCCTCCCTGTCTAGTTGCCAATTGGAGTAACCCGATCCCTGGAAAGCTTGCCAGTGTAGCGACCGCGAACCGTTTCTTCGGTCAAGGTCACATACTTGCGTCCGATCCATCGGACCTCAGCGTATTTAACGCCGCGCATGAATAGATCAGTTTCGGGGTCAATTGACACGCGCGACGCGAACCCTCCGCGCTGAATCCACGCGTTGTAATCCTTGACAGCTTGGCTGTTTCCGGCTAATGCCTCAGCAAGTGCTACGTTCGGATCCATTTTTGTCCAGTCCCTTCCCATGTTTCCTGATTAGGTACAGCAGGGATTACCTAGGTTCGCTATACATCTGCGAGAAACTAAGTAATCCCCTCCCTATCTAATCGAGTTCCGCCGGATCAATCGACAGCATCGACAGTTCGTCGCTGTTCTCTTCCGCCCATCCCCCAACATGTTCGGGGAACAAGTCATAGTTCTCGCCGCCCCCGTAGCTGCGAGACTCAGCGCATGCACTGAGAAACGAGAATAGTGTGCGTGATGCATCGGCCACATCCACCTCAGCATCGCAGCCCGAACGAATATCGTTGTCGACATACTGCCATTCGGGTGTGGTAATGGTGTATGTGTATCGCTGACGGTAGGCGCGAAAATCAGGGTCAAAGTCCGACCCTTCATGTTCGACAGTCACCGCCGCGTCACCGATTGTGTACTCCATTGTTTCATCCCTTCCCTGTTGATGGTTTAAGTCCATCTATAGGCACACAACACCCATGTTTGTGTGCCTACCGTTGACTTAACCCAGCGGGCGGCGATTCAGTGATGCGTAGCCCAAACCGTAGTTAGCGGACATCACGTAATCGATGCCGTCTACGTTGACCTCGTAAAGCCGGTCATCAGATCCCCACGACGCAACCTCGCGGGTGTGCGCGTAATCGGTTTCCTGTCCGTCATCCCATTGAGCCATGTGTGCGGCCATCTCATCGATGCCCATGTCTGCAATTTCGTCGTAGTCGTCGCCCTGCAGGAACACAACGTCAACCCAAGGGCCCTCAGTGTTGATTGCCATTGTTCTACCCTTCCCGTGTATATTGAGGGTCGGAGCCTGGCCACGGCTGCGGTAACAACCGTGACCAGGGCCTCGCAACTACTTCCGACGGTTGAGCAGCTCGAAAGTTGCCCAGATGGCCGGCGGTAGTGCGAGAACCAAACCGATTACCTCTAGGGTCATCATCGGTTTGTCTCCTTCCCCCTCCCCAAGTCGAAAGCTCGGGGAGGTTCGTGTGTCTAATCACACCAGGGAGGTTACAGAGTTACCCCTGTAACCTCCCCTGCCTGATCAGCCCAGAATGTCGGCACCAGACGGCAATCGGTCGGACTCCGTCATGTGCACCCGGTAGCTGTACATCCCAATGGCCTTACCGGTGCGCGGTTGGTAGATGCCACCGAAGAACGTCCCCGTAACCGGGTCTAGGTCGGCGGTGTCGAAGTACCAACGGCACTCCCGGCTGAGTTGCATTAGCTCACCCAGTAGCGCGTCGCGCGTGTCGAACTCGCTAGTGACGATGTCTTCGTCGTACAGCTTGGTTGTCAGTAGGTAACGCATCGCTATCCCCTTCCCATGGTTGGTGTCTAACCGCACCAGGCGAGCAATAGTTAGGAATGCTAACTACTGCTCACCCTGCCCGGTTAGGCTGCAATCTCAGCCCAGCTATGGCCGTGCTTTACCGATCGTTGAATCGCACCGCAGGCGCACGACTGGACCCAGTAGGAACCGGTCGCAGACGTGCCGCGATGGTCTCCCGAGAGCCAGTTGTGACGCTTGTGCTGCCCATCTGGCGTGAGGTAGCGGAATCGGTCCCCTGTCACCCAGTGGAAATGATCCGCCGACAGATAGCCATGCTTGCCCGTGTGGGCATCTTGGTCCACTTCGAACAGATGTGCGAGAAAGATGCCCCACTCATCCCACGTTGCGGACTTGTAGTCCCGATGCCCCCACTGGCCGCCACTGCGCCCACTGCCGGATATGCCGAAGTCATAGGCACGTTCCCGTGACCTAGACCCGTGTCGGTGGACGCCAACGACTGTCACACCGGCAGCGATGGCCGCCTCGTAAAAGTGCTGCTCAGTCAAGACGTTGCTGTGAATGCGCATTGTCGTTCCCTTCCCTGTCGTGCCTCGTGTAGGCACGCAAAAGCGCAGGCTGACACCCGCGCTCAT